GAACGGCACGAACGGCACGAACGGCACGAACGGCACGAACGGACAGGACCATATTATCGGCACGGTCGAGGACATTTAGGAGGACATTTAGGAGGACATTTAGGATGAACAAACCAAAACGTCTTGCGCATATCTCCCCGGCCGATCTGCACCAGGTCTACGATGCTTTCCTGCGCGGCCGGGCGTGTATATCCCCCAAGGTCGAGATATATCTCGAACTTACGGAGGGCCTGACGGGCGAGAGAATACCACGCAACATCCCCAGGCTCGCGAGTGTGGATGCTATGCGCCAACATCGCGAAAAGTTCTCATGGACGCACATGCTGGCCGAAGTCGCGAACGACGGCGCATTGTCGCCCGTGGCCTATCTGCGCCATGACGGCACCGTGCATGGTCTGGTGCGGGATTATTCCGTCGAGCACGTGAACGCCCTTTCCCTACTGGTCGGGAACGGTGATATATTAACCGGAGAAATCATAGCAACGGATCATACAGGCCAAGCCCGAACCCATACCCATACCCATACCCGCTCGATAATAGCATGGACCTGGGGCGGCCGGGGGGTAACCACGCATGATTACCTAACGATCTCCGCGCCCCTCATGACGCAGGTATATCGGTTAACCAAACACCCCGAGATCCCGAAGACCCCGAAGACCCCGAAGAAACGGGCGAAAAGTCCGTAGGAAGCCCTAAGACGCCCTTCGAGCACCCACACATGCCCACACCCACACACCCGCGAGCATGGGCGCGCCGTGCCCCTGTTTTCCTGCACATACGATAATATCTTCGAGATAGTTGATATTGTCGCCTATGCAGGCATAGGATACCAGTAAATCCCTACTGGTAGGGAATACCAAACAACGAAAGGTTAATCATCCCCATGACGTTTGTATTACCTAAAACCTACGACGCAACCACAGGCGAACTCACGAGCCGGGTAGAACGACGCGCGAACATGGTAGGACAATCGCATATTCTCGATCTGATCGAGACTTACGTGCCCGCGTCGAAACGCGTTGTTTCATTCGACGACAAGCACTCGCCCGTCACTCAACAATACATCGAGACGCTGGCCCGCCACAAGGGCTGGCAGACGGAGCGTGTGTTCGACGCCGCGCACGGGCGCAGGTATCTTCTGTTCGTGTATCCCCGCGACACGGAGTATGGGGGTTTGAGACCAAACCCCCATCGGACGGCGTGCTTTGATTTTCTGACTTCGCCCTGATCGTGTTAACAATAGGGGCGCATGTCCGCGCCCCTATAACCTCCCTACAGGTAGGGATTAACTATCAACGAAAGGTTTTACCCATGTTGTTCGAGAAATTCGTGAGGATTATTCCTCGTTTGATCGTGTTGGCGATACTCTTGTATTGCCTGACCTGTGCGTGGGCCGTGTATTGCACGCTCACAAACCCGAAAGGATAAAACCATGTCGCTCCAATTATATTACATCGTCTTCACGGACGAGGGCAGCGGTAATAGCCTGGATTGGTTCGTGACCGCGAGTTCGCCGCAACATGCTTTCGAGTTGTGGCGTATTAAGAACGAACTCGACCCGGCTGATTACCATGAAACCGATGAATATGCGCGCGTGTATGAAGTGCCGGCGGCAGGCGACGTGCTAGGAGTAATAAGCTGGTCGGATATTGTCGCGCATGATTTCTCAATGAGATTGAGAAATCTCACCACGCTCGCGGTGAAAAACGAACATGGTTCTTCCCTACTGGTCGGGAATAATAAAGGAGAATAAACTATGACACGACAAGTATCCATCCTGGCGGCGCAGGCTTTTGTCGAGCGGCGCACGCGCAAGATATCGTCCAACACACATACTTTCTTTGATACTCGCGCGCCTGAACATGAAGGGCTGTTTCTGTTTATGAACAGGATCGCGTGGTATGATCCGGCGACCGACGTGCCCTATGTGTCGTTCTGCGGCTGGGCGACGCGCACCACGCTATGCAGGATCAATCATGTGATCGGGGCGATGGGTGTGCAGGGCGTGAGTTTCAACATACGCGGAGCACGCGGTAAAAAAGCCGTGCTCTATATGAACGGCGTCGAGCATGATCCCGGAGAGCCAATCGCATTAGTGGGCATGCTGGGTGCGATCGCGCTTAAGTTCGAGCGTGTGTCGTCAACCTTCCCTACTGGTCGGGAATGAGAAAGGAACATAGACCATGCCTCGATTAACTTTCCCATATCACCTGGATCGCCTGACCGTGTATCACTTCCTCATGGGCGGTGATTTTATATCTGACGGCAACGGCGATGATGGTTTCGCGTCCATACTCAGAAGCGAGGATCGCGCATTGCGCTGGGACGCGACCGGCGATGCGATCATGACATTCGACACGGGCGGGTCGCTTGTTGTGAACCTCAACGTCATGACGTTGCCTCAGTCAATCCGTCTCGCGAACTATGTGCTGGCACTCTTAGATGTGCCGAAGGATGATTACATTCAGCGTAGTGCCTACGTAGATGGCGACGATGTGGGCAATCTCGAATGGACCTATCGCGGCGAGATCGTGAGAACTAACGATCCCCTGGTATTGGTCGGGCCTATGGTTGTCCAGGCGTGGCGCACAACCAACAAATAAAACCCCATTGATACACCTAGCAAGTTTGAACAGTGCGTTCATTACGTTAGTGTATCTTTCACTTGACACCCTGATATGTTTCCCTTAAGGTGTTAAGTGTTCCCTACCAGTCGGGAAGCGTGCCTTTTCAATAACATCCCCATGAAAGAGATATCAATATGAACCTCATGCAAAGCGTGGACGTGATGCTTGCAACCCATTACGCCGCACTCCAACAGAACCACCGTCCCTACGCAATCGAGCAGATATCCGGTCCAGGGATCGGCAAGTCGGACAGCAAGAAACTCTATACGTCCAAACTCGCGGCGAAGATCTGTCAGCCGGTAGGCTACGTTCGCGTCGTGGTCGGCTCCTACGGTTCGAGCGCCGACGTGCGTGGCTTCGGCATGCCGCAGAAAGACGACGACGGCAACCTCATTACTAAGTTCGCCCGTGCGCCGTGGTATCCGGCGGCGCATAACACCACCATCTTCCTGCCCGTCGATGACGGTAAGGGCGGCGTCGCGACCGTCGAGATGGAAGACGGCGACCCCGACACCGTGGCGTGGATCAACGAGAACGGCGTGCCGCCCGTGGGCGTGCTGGACATGGACGAGTTCGGTCAGGCCGAGGATGATATCAAGAAAGCCTGTGCCGACGTGTTCCTCTACGGGCGCTGCGGCGAGACCATCTTGCCGAAGGGCTGGCGCGTTGTCGCGGCATCCAACCGGATGAAGGATCGTGCCGGCGTGGCGCGGTCGCTGACGTTCCTTGTCAATCGGCGGTGCGCGCACGAGATCGACCCCAGCGTGGGCGCATGGGCCGATTGGGCGGAGGCCCAGGACGATGCACACCGGCCGCATTACCTCACTATCAGCTTCGCCCGCAAGAACCCTGATCTTGTGTTCCGCGACGCCGTGCCGGCCGGCGACAAGCCTTTCTGCACGCCCAGGACTTTGTGCATGATGGACTTCGAGTTGCGCGCGCTGCAAACCGACGATGACCGTGCGCGCAACCGTCTTCCGACAACCCCGCTCGCGGCCGAGGTATGCCGTGGCTGGATCGGTGAGGCCGAGCAGGCGCAGTATTTCACGCACCTGAAATACGCGGATGAACTGCCCGATTGGGATGAACTGGTCGCGAACCCCATGAAGGCCAAGCTGCCCGCGACGAAAGATGCGCAGATGGTCGCCGGCTATTTCATGGCATATAGTGTTGACGACGCATCAGCCACGGCCATGATGACTTATATGAAGCGCATGATGGTCGAGATGCAGGTGCTTACGATGCGTGCGGTTATGGCGCAGTCCGAGAAAAACCCGGAGCGCGCCAGCGCCGTTCTCGAAACCCCCGATGCTGCGGTGTGGTTCGCGAAGCACAAGGATCTTTTGATCGCAAGCCGGTCGTAGCATGCGCCTTATTCACGGCATGCGTCGCGTAATCAGCGGGGAGACACACCCGCTGTATCGCACCTGGACCACAATGCGCCAGCGGTGCCGCAACCCGAACAATGGTGAATACCATAACTACGGTGCTCGCGGTATAAAGGTGTGTGCTGCGTGGGATGACTTCGCTAGGTTCGTGGCCGACGTAGGGCCACGGCCTAGCAAGCGCCACACACTAGATAGAATTAACAACGACAAAGGGTATGAGCCCGGCAATGTTCGCTGGGCTCTACCTGCAACACAAACAAGAAACGGGCGCAAGGCTAAACTCACGATGGATCAAGTGCTCGCGATGCGTGCTGCATACGCAGCAGGCGGCGTAACGCACGCGATCCTAGCCTTGCGCTTTGGTGTGCATAAAGCGACGGTTCAACATGCCCTGCAAGGACGCAACTGGAAATAGTTTTCCCTACCAGTAGGGAAAATCAAACAATGAAAGGTCTCATCCCCATGTGTAAGTGTGATATTATACCCAAGATTACATGGATTGGTCCGAGAGGCAGCGACGGTGAGCCGTGCAACTATCACAACATCTATGTATGCGATAAGTGTGATACATATTGGGAAGATCATTGGTCGTGTGCGTGCGACGATGATTGTCCCGTGTGCGGCGCAACGTGTTGTCCATCCATGTCTCACATAACCGATCTCAAAACCGGCGAAGTCGAGACGGTCACTTGGTAATCATTCCCTACCAGTAAGGAACAAATGAAATGTCAACCATGTTATCCCCCAGCGATATGCTGGACGCCGTAAGGTCCACCGCGATGCTTGCCGATGTGAGCATATCGGTCTGGTCCGCGAACAAGAGCGACGCAGCGCTCATGGAGAACATCAAGGCCGACGCGGGTGCGACGGGCAAGGTGGGCCATGTCGTGAAGAACATTCTCGCGGGCGGTGACGAACTGCTCAAGGATTGCCAGGGCGCGCATGCCGCCGTGCGGACGGCGCACTACAGTCTTACGCTGCCATGGGTGAGCGATCCACATGCGGAGCGCGCACGTGGTCCCAGGCTGCTGCCGAACATGCTGTTCGACAAGTATCTCACCACCATGTCGGAGCGCAGGCGGGCGGCGATGGCGGCGCTGGATGCGTTCGTGGCCGACTATCCCGACGCTATAAGACGTGCGAGGATACGCCTGGGCAAGCTCGCACCGACCGAGTATCCAAGCGAGGATTTTGTGCGTAGATCGTTCCGTGTCTCGTTCGAGTGGGAGCCGATACCATCGGGTGCCGCGTTCAAGAACCTGCCCGACAACGTGCTGGGCAAACTCGCGAACACCCTGGAGAAACGCCAGACCGCCATGATCGAGGCCAGCCAGACGGCGATGTGGAAGGAGGTTCGCGAGCGTGTGCAAAAGCTGGCCGAGAAGACCGCCGAGCCCGACGCGCGCTTCAAGTTCACCACGGTCGAGAACGTGCGCGAACTGATCGAAGTCATGCCGGGCTGGAACATCACGCAGCATCCGGCGGTGGCCGAGATCGTGGAGGATATCGAGCACATGCTGCGCGGCATCGACGCCAAGGATATCCGCAAGGATACGGGTGCGCGTGCGGATATCGCGATCCAGGCGGCCAAGGTCATCGAGAAGATGGACGGATGGAGACTATAACCATGAACCCGAACCCTCTCGCGCTGGGCGTCATGACATGGCTTGCCATGGCATTCACATGCTGGTCGATTGTGGGCGCGCGCAACCGCACGCTCGATATGTATTTCGGCAAGCCGAGATCAAACCAAATGAGAAACCACGCTACGCAAATCATGTGGTTTGTGTTTTTCGCGTTCACGGGGTTTATGCTTGGGGTTTACGCCCAAGCGATATGGAGAATAATATAATGGGCACAAAAGAACAACCGAGCGTGTGGGACTGTCACGGCGATGCGTTGCCCGACGAACCCTTGTTTACCCTCCTGGCGCGCGATCCCCAGGCACCCAAGCTGGTGCGTAAATGGGCGCACGACCGGGCCGAGAGCGTGGGGCGCGGACATGCGCCGATCACCGACGCGGTGAAGGTCGCGGAGGCTTACGAACTAGCGCAGAAGATGGAGGTATGGCGCGCGAGACGACGCGAAAGCAACCTACCCATGGTCGAGGGCGAGGGCAGGAGATCCCCCGTGGATAGCCTGGAGGATGTTCCTCCTGCGACGCCCACACCCATACCCGAAGAAACACCCAGGTTCTTGCGCGGCGCTCAATACGACAAGCGCGGCTAAGACCCCGTAAGACCACGCTTCCCTACAAGTAGGGAAGCGTGTAATACAACAACGTAATACAGCAACCATCAACCATTAACGAAGGCATCATCCCCATGGTTTCCAAACTCAAATCCCACAACATGACTGAGGTTGAGTTGACATACGAACAAGACAAGGCATGTGAAGTTGCACGAGTTGGCTTTATGTCGGCATCACCTTTTTATAGCCACTACTTTTTGTCAACCATGCGCGAGGTATTCACGAAGGACATTCAATCTATCGCGACCGATGGCCGGCATATCTTCATCAATCCCGAGTATATGGCGAGCCTCAAGCCCAGCGAGCGCGTGTTCGCCCTGGCGCACGAAGTCGATCACGTCATCAACCGCGATCCGCAGCGCACGAAGACCTACAAGGCCGAGGGACATTGCCGGGGCGTGCCCTATGACCACGGCCAGTTCAACACCGCGCAGGATTATCGCACGAACCATGGGCTCATGGAACAAGGCGTGGGCACCATGAACCCGAGTTGGTTGTTCGACAAGCGGTTCGGGCCGAACGACCTGCCCGAGGATATCTATAAGATCATCTATGAGAAACCGCCCGAGGGCGGCGGTGGCGGCGGCAACGGCGAGGGAGAAGGCGGTAATGGTCCTGGGCGTCAGCCGGGCAGCACCGCCCGCGACCAGGGCAAGACGCCGCGCGGGGCGAAGGGCGACCCGGTGGCCGACCAGAACGGCGGGGGCTTCGATGACGTGCTGCCGCCGCCCGTCGATCCCGTGACGGGCGAGGAAGACGTGCCCACCGAGGGCGAGTTCCGCGAGGCCGTGGCGCGTGCTGCTGCGGCGGCGAAGGCGATGGGTAACCTTCCGGGCAACCTCGCCAAGCGGATCGACGAGATCCTTAAGCCGCAAGTCGATTGGCGCGACCATGTCCGCATGGTCATGACCGGCGTGTTCGGGTCCAAGGGCGAGACCTGGGCCAAGCTGGACCGGCGCGCGGCTGCGCTCTACGGCCTGGGCATGAAGCTGGGCCGCGACAACCCGTTCTTCCTCAAGCCCGGCCGCAAGGGCTACGGGGCTGACACGGTGATCGTGGCGCGCGATACTTCGGGCTCGATAGGCGACGAGGAAGAAAGCGCCTACATGGGTGAGATCGGCGGCATCCTTGCCGATGTGCGGCCACGCCGGGTGATCCTGCTGGATTGCGACACGCGCATCTGTCAGGTGCAGGAATTGTATTACCTCGAAGAAGCCAGCGACGAGAGAGTTCGCACCACCAAGGGCCACGGCGGCACCGACCTGCGCAAGATCTTCGATTGGGTGAAAGACAACGATCACAAGCCCGAGTGCCTGATCGTGCTCACGGATTGCGAGACGCCGTGGCCGAGTGAAGACCCTGGGTATCCGACCGTGGTTGTCGCGACCACGGACACAGCAAGCCCGGTCTGGGCCGAACGCGTAAGACTGAAAATATAGGAGGTATGAAGTGAGAGTTTGTTTCGTGCGGCCCGACGAAGTGGACGATGGCGGGAACTTAATCAAGTCTCCGCTCATGTTCGCGGACGTGGATGCGATCCCCGACGTGACGCATTTCGTTAAACTGGAGAACGACGAGAAGACCTACCGTGTGCATAAGGTGATGCACATCGCAGGCACCGGCAAGAAGCATCATGTGGATCTCTACCTGATCCGCGTGAGGCCCTAAATTAGTTTCCCTACCAGTAGGGAAGTGATCCCGCCGGGTCGCTTCCCTATTATCCTCCACAACATCATAAAGGTTTCATCCCCATGAGCGTGTTCAAACTGACCGACAAGGATCGCGAGGAAATCATAGACGCCGCCAAGTCTATCGCGATGCGCAAGCAACTGTTCGAGATATCCCGGTGTCCCATTACGGTATCCGATCTGGAGAAAGTGCTGAATACTCCTGAAGGATTGGAAGCCGCAAACAAGGCGCGGGCTGCTGGCTATGATATCGCTACGGCCACCGATATCCGCATGAGGATAAACGCCGATAGCCTGGGTCTGGATCATGAGATGTGCCCGCGTTTTATCGGCGTGAGTTTCAGGGTGCAGACGGGCATACTTTGCCAGCTTATGCTCAACTACCGTGCCGCTAACTGGTCGCGGTATACCGAGTGCTCTCAACCATACGACCTGACGCCCCTCGATGAGCACAAGCGTCTTGAGATCGCGTCATGGGTGAACAAGGTTCATCGTGCGGTGCGCGAGCGCTTTCTGTGCGAGAACGTGGTCAAGAAATATGTGGCCCTTATGCCTACTACGGCCAGCGTGCTTGCGACATGGCCGACGCTCGCCACGATTGTGCGCAAGGAAACCAAAGAGGGCGAGCGCCTGCGTGATCGTTTTGCGGGTGGCCCGCCGGCTCGCACGCTTCACAGATACCGGGTGACGTGGCCGAGCATGTCGGAGTTTGAAGACCCGAATACGATGATGGCCGGGGCCGAGGAAGTGCTTGTAAAAAATCTGATGCTGGAGGAAAAATATAGTCCTCTACCCGAAACTGGACTGACGCGCATTGACGTGATGAAGTTTGAAAGCAAACCCGATGCGCCGTGGTATCTGAAAAACTAAAGGAATAAAACATGATCGTCACGATTGATTATGAGACGTTCTACTCACCAGCGCAGAAGTATTCTCTCACCAATATGTCCGTGGTGGATTATCTGTTCGACCCGCGCTATGAGACGATCATGTGCGCCATGAGGAAAGGCGCGAACAGAACCGAATGCGAAATCGGCCATCGCAACGTCAAGCAAATGCTCGCGACCGTCGATTGGCCCAACACGGCTATGCTATCTCACAACGCACAGTTCGACGCGAGCATACTGTATTGGCATTATGGATATGTGGCCGGGTTATACCTGGACACGGTTGCCATGGCGCGAGCGCTCACGCATCCGCACATAGGAAGATCCTCGCTGAAGGCGGTCGCGGATTACCTAGGCTTGCCTCCTAAGGGCATAGAAGTCGTGAGCGCCGCGAACAAAACCCTGAGCATGTTCACGAGCCAGGAACTTTACGAATACATGAGATATTGTAAACATGATTGCGAACTAGCCTATGAGATATTTCAGAGATTTATTCGGGTATTCCCGAAAGAAGAACTATCGCTCATAGATCAGACCGTTCGCATGTTTGTCGAGCCACAGGTCACGTTAAATCCTACCAAACTCAGCGCCTATAGTTTCCAGCTTAAAGCCGAGATGGACGCAACGCTGGCACGGGTCGCCGGCATGCATTTCCCGGTCCAGGCTACGAAGAAATCCCGCGATCCGCTTAAAGAAATTTTTTCCTCGAACCCTAAATTCGCCGCCATCCTCGAAGACCTGGGCGTTGAGGTTCCCATGAAGATCTCGCCCACGACCGGGCAACTTACCTGGGCGCTGGCGAAGAACGATAGGGGTTTCAAAGAATTATGCGATGACACAACGCAACCGCCCGAGGTTCAGGCAGTGCTTGCCGCTCGCCTGGGCGTGAAGTCCACCATCGACCAGACCCGAACCGATAAACTATTAAACCTAAGTCGGGCAAACTGGCCCGCACAGTTCGGTGGACCTGGGGCCGCGTGGATGCCAGCGCCGTTGAATTATGGGGGCGCGCACACCTTGCGCTGGTCGGGCTCCGGGGGTTTCAACCTACAGAACCTACGCCGGGGCTCGCCCATCAAGGATGCAATCGAGGCTCCGCCGGGCATGCGCATCGTGCACCGCGACAGTTCGCAGATCGAGGCGCGTATCGTGTGCTGGTTGGCGCGCGCGATGAAATTACTCATGGCGTTCGCGCAGAAGCGCGATGTGTATTCCGAGTTCGGGACGGGTTTCTATGGGCGGCTTATCTCGAAACATACCAAGCATGAACGGCAGGTTAGCAAGGTTGCCGTGCTTCAATTAGGGTATGGTTCGGGAATACCTAAGTTCAATCATAGCTTATATCTCGCTGGGCTGGGGGGCGACTTAGATTTATCCGAGCGCGTTGTGCGTTATTATAGGTATGACTTCGCCAAGGAAGTTCCGAAACTATGGCACGCGCTGGATGACGTGCTTGAGCGCATGTGCATGATGAACGCGCCGGCCCGATACAATGACGATGGGTCGATGATGGTCAACTATCCTGCGTATAATATGAGAAGTATATCTTCGCAGCTTTGGGCTCTCGGAAAGGTATTCGACGTGACCGCCGAGGGCGTATGGTTCCCTGACGGGCTCGCGATCCAATATCCTAAGATACGCAAGCATAGTTGGGTGGATGACACAAATCGCACACACACCAAGCTCATATACAATAATCCCTATGGCGGCGTGAAATCCCTATGGGGTGGTAGTTTCCTTGAGAATATATCTCAGAGGTTGGCGTGCATCGTCATCAAAGAGGCAATGAAGCGGATATACCACGAAACCAAATACCATCCCTTTTTGACCACGCACGATAGTTTAGATTATTGCGTTCCCGAGGGCGATGTGCAATGGTGGGACGCCTATCTCGAAGCCGAGTTCGAGCGCAGGCCCACATGGGCACCCGACCTGCCTCTAGCCAGCGAAGGCGGCTGGGGGAAGACCCTGCTCGCGGCGGAAGATGAGCATAATATCGGGCATAACAAGTAGGCATCCAAGCACATGCTAGACCTAGACGAGCATAAAGACCAACTCCAAGCGGCCCGAGGTATTACAGCAGGTTGTCTTTTGAGCATTGCTTTCGACTTGATATTATTCGTGATCTACAAAACCGTGATAAGGTAAATAGGACAATGAACATGGCAGCTTTTTTTGAAAACGTAGACGACGCGCTTGCCGTGGGCAAGGAAACCACTGAGCGCGAAATCATTGCGAGCATGGCGATCTCGCTGAAGCGTATCGCGGACAGCCTTGAGTTTTTCCATAACCTTGCGCACCAGATCCTTGTATTGGCGAGCAAGGAGGAACCCGACGCAGCCGAAGTTCTCAAACGTGTGTATGGAGAAAGGTAACACGCACCGTGTATAATTCTCCGTGGAGCATTGAAACGTCGTGGTGCAGCATCGCATGGATATAGGTTCAAGATATTCTGCGCTGGAGAACTGTCGGCCAAACCAGCTTTGAAATTTATCAAAGCTTTTACCATACTCGTAGCATCACTTACAGAGGAAGCAAAAACCATGAGCACTACCCCAGCCGAAAAGCACAACGCGAAATCGGAAATTTTCGTCGCGGCGGAACAATGCGCGCCGCCCACCTATGCCGTGCTTGCGCAGGCGCGGATCGAAAGCGACTATGACACGAACGCCTACAACGCATCGTCGGGTGCCATCGGTCTATTCCAGATCAAGCCGGCGACCGCGCAGCAACCCGGCTTCGGCGTCACCCCCATCGCGTCCATCGCGGACCTGAACGATCCCTATAAAGCCACCGTGTTCGCGTGTGATTATCTGCATGGGCTCTACCTTGACGCGGACGTGGGACACGGCTCCTGGGCCAAGGCGTTCCTGCACTACAACGTCGGCCCAGGCGCAGACGTGAACACCGCGAGCGATGCTTACAAGGCGCTGGCGGTCATGGTCAGCGTGATCGAGGGCGAGCCCTACCCGCTCACGCAGGGCATCGCCTAGCCTGGATTTAGCCCGGCCGCTGCCGGGTTTTGTCTTTCCCTACTGGTAGGGAGTTTAGGAAAGGTCAACATCCCCATGAGCCAAAACAAAGGCAAGATCGCTGCCGGTCACAAGGTAAAACCACATAAACCGGGTGTTTTACCAACTCCTTCTGAGCGGCGTAGGCGAGATCAGCTAACATCCGCGTCCGACGCGACGATGCACGTCGCCAAGAAGTCAAACGTTTATGACCCAAACCTGCCTTACGTGAACGTGGGCGCGGCTGAGTTCACGCCCTGGCTCGCGCCGCCGAAAGAGATACGCCAAGATTTGATCGACATAGGCGTGGTCGCGCTTAGTTTCGAGAAAAATCCTTCTCGCGCCGAGCCCAGCAAATATATGCCCATGATTGTCGAGCGTGTCTTGTATAAGTTCAAGACAGGCAAGTTTATTTGGGCCGGTGATTTAAGCGCGCTTTACGGCGATTGTGAATTGTTTCGCGACATAATGGAGCGCAGGCCCGATACCAACGCAAAGGATCTTCTAATCGACGGCCTTGTTGGCTGGTGCGATGAGATAGCATCACACATCGTCATGACCTGGATCAAAGATGATGGCTTTCATCTGGTGTGCATGGAATGCGTGCGCCTCAAGACGCAGGACGATGACGTAATACTCAAGTCGAGCAATGCCGTGGCCGTGGTCGCGTATATCTACGCACCGGCCGGCACACCCGGCGAGCAGAGCCAGATCGTCTACCGCATGAACGCGGGCTTCTACGATAACGCTAACGAGCCCCCGCAGGAAGCCCCTGAGGTATGCGCCCGGTCGGTAAGTATCGTGCAGCTTGTCTCGTGGCTGATGGAGACCAACGACGCCGCCTATGTCCGCGAGAAGTCGGTCAACAGGGGCGCGCGCCGGCCGCCGCTGCCTTCCTACCGAACCGTAGTGCCAGACGGCTACGTGACCGCCGTAGAGGCGCTGCGTGCCCGGCGCGCGGCCAGCGAGCCCCAGGGCGGCCACCACGCCAGCCCGACGCCTCATGACCGGCGCGGGCATTGGGTCACGAACAAGAAGGGCAAGCGGTTCTGGCGGCGGGCGGCGCAGGTATTGGGCGGTGCCGAGAAAGCCGCGCAGCTTAGCTTGCCCGTGCGCGGGCACTATGAGGTTAGAACCTGATGGCCCTGTATAACTCACCCGAAGAAATAAAGAAAATAATGGCTATCCTTCGAGACAAGATGGGAATTAGTAACATGGACCAGAGCAAGAAACTTGTGATCCCTAAAGACTCGTCAATGTATTACGCAAAGAACCATCCTGTGCAAACATCACAGGAAGGCACGTATGAGCCCGTGTTTGCAGAAACCACCACCGTTGAGCACATGCTTAAACAAATGAAAACAGTGCAGGCATCGCAGGCCAGCACCTTCGTGGAACCGCGCATAAACCCGTCCGACTATGATCTGAACCAACTCATATCTGAGCAGGCAAGATTGAGCTTGTGCTGTGACGTAGCGCAGGCGAAACTCAATCAAGCCACGCAGGCGGTGAACGATGCGGAGTTTGCGCGCGAACAGCATATGAATTTAATCAAGGCGGTGATGAACGCCATGGTCGATAATATCAAGAAGGTATTGAAGTGATGAGTAGTCCAATGAAACCCGAAGATTTGGCTCAAGTGCTCAATGATGTGCTTGGTGAATACTTTTCTGCGTTTTCAGACGACGCCGCGCTTTGCCAGATTAACGACAAACTTGAGCGGTTAGAAATTATCGAGCAAAACAGATATGCCCGCGAGTTGATAACCCGTTGGTATAACACACGTCGTCTTTTTCCGTTCGAGAAAACTTGGTTAGAAGACCATGGTTTCGGCGAGTATGTCATGGAAAAAGATGAACCGCTTTCTCCAGAAGACGAAGCCAAAGAGAAAGAAATAGAGGATTTGTTAGGATGACCAGCGAAGTCAAACCATTCACATGGTCATACAGCGCGCTCAAAAACTACGAAACCTGCCCGCTGCGCCACAAGATGATCGACCTGGACAAGAGCGTGAAGGAAGAAGAAAGCCCGGCGCTGGCGGCCGGCTGGGAGTTGCACAAGGCGTTCGAGGATCGTCTAAAGGGCAAGCCCCTGGGCCTGGGCTACACGCACTACGAACCCATGCTCTCCAAGATCATAAACAAACCGGGCAAGACCTACGGCGAGAAGAAACTCGCGATCACCAACACCTTTCAGCCCTGTGGCTACTTCGATCAGAACGTATGGTTTCGCACCATAGTGGACTGCACAAAGGTGTTCCCGGATAACACCGAAGTGAGCATCTTCGACTGGAAAACGGGTAAGGTCGCGGAGGATCTGACACAGCTACAACTCATGAGCGTCACGATCTTCGCGCACATGCCGAGCGTGACCTATATCAAAGCGGGCTTGATATTCGTGAATTACAATAAGGTCGAGCACGCCGAGTTTTCGCGTGAAAGTATTCCCGAAATATGGAGTGAAATTCTTCCCCGCGTAAAGGAACTTCAACGTGCGCGTGACACCCAACAATACCCACCGAAACCCTCGGGCCTATGCAAACGATATTGCCCGGTTACGTCGTGCCAATACCATGGAAAAGGAACTTCTTGATGTGTGCTCAAATCCGCACTCGCTTAGAAACTTATTCGAACGTTGGCGTAACATACTAAGCTGGCATTACGACGAAGATGAGGAGAAGGATATGGTAAGTATCATGGACAGCGTAGCGCGCGCCACCGCGAACCAGGGGCTCGCGAGTTTTTGCCTGTCGCAAATACCCAGAACCGTCCGCGACAAATTCGAGTGCGTCACCGAGACCGACGCATATCTCCTGGCCCCCAGGGCGAGGTTCAATCGCAAGGGCACGAACGATGTGTTCGAGTGTGTGCTGGTGGACAGCGAGAGCGCAGAGCCATCTCTGGCGGGCATGAAGATCAAAGTGCCCGAAGATTTCATCGCGAAACTATGTGTAATAGTATGAAAGTATTTTATCATGCCCTGGCCCAAACCAAAACACGAACGCGAAGAACTAGAAGGCGCGTCCTTGGTAAGTGAGGATCGACGTGACAAACAAAAAACCCTCGAACGATGCACTCAACTATGGTGCGATATTCTACGCCTACAACTTCCCCGTGATATCCGTGATGCTTTTATCTACACTCTACAAGTGGGTTTCGAGGGCGATCTCGTAATACTTGTGCGCAAGAAAGGCTCGCAGGTAAAACATTCTACCCATATTCCATTCCCGATGAGCGCAAGCATCATAGACGTTCTCAAACTCCCCGACGAGTTTGTGGCTAAGTTATGCGTGTTGGTGTAATAGTGTTATGCCCAGGAAAATTAAACTCGAACGCACAGTCAAAGACCGGGTAAAGGATCTTCTTGACCCACGCAGGCCCGATCTATATTATAATATGCCGGTGCCCTGCGGATACGGCAAGTCCATGTTGGATTTTGTCGGGTGCTACCGTGGACTGTTCTTCATGGTCGAGACTAAACGCGCAGAGAAAGACCTCACGGGTGTGCAGGATTTGTGCGCCACCGAAGTGCGCGACGCAGGGGGTAAAGTATTCGTGGTGATCGACTACGACGGGTTAGCGGAACTCGAACGTTGGTTATTGAGCCTAGAAAGTTAGGGTTAAGACGATGCACATAAGCCAGGATTTGACGAAGATCATCATTCCCTACCAGGAGGGAATAGCGAGCATCATCCCGCATGGTAAGCGGTTCGCGTTCCAGGGCCAGGATATGTTCGTGATGCCCAACGAGCAGATCGAGGCGAAGATCGCGCGCAACCTGGGCGTCATGGTGCCCGCGCCGATCCTCACGCGCTACGATTGGCGTGGCACAAAGCCGTGGGATATCCAGCGCACGACCGCCGCGATGCTGACCGAATGCGAACGCGCCTACGTGCTGAACGGCCTCGGCACCGGCAAAACCAGATCGGTGCTTTATGCCTACGATTTCCTCGAACGGTCAGGCGCGCTCTCCGGACCCATGCTCATATCCGCGCCGCTCAGCGTGGTGTCGTTTGTCTGGGAGCGCGAGATATTCAACGTGATGGCGACGCGCAAGGTAAGCGTGCTCTACGGCGACCGCAAGAAACGTCTCAGAAAACTCGCGGAGAAAGCCGACATTTATATCATCAATCATCACGGCATGGACATAATTCTGGACGAGTTGATTAAAAAGAAATTCGGTATTTTCGTGATAGACGAACTCGCGATCCTGCGGAACAAGTCCACCGATCTCTGGCGCGCCGCCAACGCCATCGTGCAGAGCCTCGCGCCCAGCATGGGTGCCGCGAGCAAGCCGGGCTACGCCTGGGGCCTGACGGGCTATCCCACGCCCCAGGCACCCACGGACGCCTGGGCACAGTGCCGCCTGCTCACGCCGGCCACGGTGCCGCGCACGAAGGCGCAGTTCATCGACATGACCATGCGGCGGGTGACGCAGTTCAAGTGGGTGGCACGGCCCGACGCCATGGAGATCGTGCATAAAGCGATGCAGCCATCGGTGCGGTTTACCATACAAGATGTTATGGAATTGCCGCCGACCGTCTATCTCGACAAGATCGTAAAGCTGGACCCGCCGGCCAAGCTGGCGTATGACAGATTATGGAAAAAGGCCAAGATCGTGTCCGACCAGGGCAAGAACATCACGGCAGTCAACGAGGGTGTATTACACAACAAACTCATGCAGGTCGCGGCTGGTTATATCTACGCCGACGACAGGACGATCTATGAACTACCCCATCAGGGCCGGCTTGACGCGCTGCTGGAAACGGTAGAGGAAGCCGAGGGGAAGGTGATTGTGTTCGTGACCTACAAGCACGCTCTGGCGGGCATAGCGGGCTTCCTGCGGGGCGCCGGCTACACCGTGGGCGTGGTATCGGGCGACGTGCCCAGCACCGCCCGCAACGCGATTTTCCGGGGGTTCCAGGACGGCTCCACGCCGCGCATAATCTGTGCCCACCCGGCCTGCATGGCGCACGGGCTCACGCTCACGGCGGCCGACACGATCATCTGGTATTGCCCGACGCAAAGCCTGGAGACCTACGACCAGGGCAACCACCGCATCATCCGCCCGAGCCAGACGCGCAGGACGCGCGTGGTGCATCTGTTCGGGACCGTCGTAGAGCGCGTTACCTATAACCGTTTGAAGCAACGCGCCAACATGCAAGGCGCGTTGCTCGAAATGTTCGCAGCACAGGAGTTGATATTTTAATATGGCTCGCCGTAATAATATGGGTTGCATCGTATCGCCGCGTCATTGTCCTAAATGCGGATACGGATTTTCGAGAGTTAACGACAGCCAGGATGCCGAGGGATATGTTCGCCGTCGTCGCACATGCAGGAGTATAAAATGTAACTATGTATGGGTCACATATGAAATACACCGCCCGAGCGCCGCCGAGTTCTCGCCGCCTAAGCACCGTCCCAAACTTACCAACCGTGGCCGCCACACGGTAGAGCCTGCACTCGCGAGAATACGCGGTGATCGGCTAGAGTATGAGATACCCATGAACCGTTACGAGCAAGAGGATCATCCCCATGACCAAACCAAACAAACCGATTGAGACAACAGAAGTCGAGTTCAAGCCGTCCTACGATATACCCAAGGAAAACTCGGTCGAGCCCGTCGCGCCCACAATGGACGTAGGCATAATGATCGACAAATACCGTAGGCTGCGGGCCAAGAAAGAGGAAATTGCCGAGGAACAAAAGAAAGTCATGGCGCAGTATAACGCCGCGCTGGAATATCTTGAGGGCATGTTGTTGTCGGTGATGAACAACATGGGCGTGGACAAGCTGTCTACGTCAGATCATGACGATAAGTTCGGTGGCACGGTGTATAAGACAACCACGACCCACACAAGCGTGCTCTCGTGGTCGGCGTGCCTTAGTTTCATCAAGGATCACGAGGCGTGGGAATTATTGGAAAACCGCGTTAACAAGAGCGCGGTCTTGAGTATCCTGGAGGAAACAGGTGAGTTGGTCCCAGGCGTGCGCATCGTTCAGCGCGTCAATGTAAACGTGCGGAAAGCCTAACCTATAAGATATTGTATTACAAATAGTTGTTGACAGCGCCTTGAACCTTTTGTAATCTACCTCCGTCAACCAACATAGGAACACCCAAACCATGTCTAACGTCATTCCTTTCCAGCGCGGCGGTATGCCGGCTGTGTTCGCAAATCGCAACTTTCCCGACATGAACGCCGCCGCGAAAGCCGGCCTCGCGCCCAGCTTCGCGGTCATCGGCTATAAGGGCCGTAACTGGCGGCTGAAATATGCCGGCGAGACAGAACTGCTCAAAGAGCCCAACGGCGCACCCGTCGCGACCCTGGACGTGGTGATCGTGGGTATCTCGTCGGCTATCAGTAAGATATTCTACCTGAAGAAATACCAGGAAGGCGACGATCAAGCGCCCGACTGCTGGTCCACGGACGGCATCAAGCCCGACGCCGCCGCGCCTAAGAAACAGTCTGTGGCGTGCGGTAACTGCGAGCAGGCAAAGTGGGGTTCGCGTGTGACAGACGCCGGCAAGAAGGCCAAGAACTGCCAGGACAGCCGCAGGCTTGTCGTGGTGCCCGCCGATGACGTGGAGAACGACGGCTATGGCGGCCCCATGCTCCTGCGCCTGCCGCCCATGAGCCTCGCAAACCTCGCGGCCTATACACGCGAGTTGGAGAAATACGGCGCGCAGCCTTACGCCGTTCGCACTGTGCTGGGTTTCAACTACGATGTGTCTTACCCTGAGATCACATTCCAGACGACGGGCTGGCTCGATGACGATACCGCCGTGCAGGTGGCCGACATGATCCAGAACGACACGCGGATCGCGACGATCCTGGCCGAGAGTTCGGTTGTCGCGGAAGATGACCCCACGGAAGACGCCGACCCCGAGTTCGCGAACAAGGCTCCCACGTCGCCGCTGGCGGCCGGGCGGCGCAAAACCCCGGAGCAGATACAGGCCGAGGCGGACGCCATCCGCGCCAAGGCCGAGGCGGAGCGCCTGGAGGCGGCGCGGCTCAAGGCTGAGCAGTTGGAGGCGGCGCGGCTCAAGGCTGAGCAGGAAGCCGAGCAGGCGAAGGCGGCGGCAGCGGCAGCGGCGGCTGCGGCTCCCCCGCCAAAGAAGTCGTCGCCCTTCGGCAAGAAAGCCGCTGCCCCCGTCGCCGCCGTGCCCACAAGCCACACGGTTAACAGCGCCCCCGTGACTGTCAAGCCCGCGCCCGAGAACATGGAGGCCGCCATAGACGCACTCTTATAACTTTTGCCTTGCGCTAATAGGGCCGGATCATCATGATCCGGCCCTTTCTCCATCCCCATGGGCGCATAGTATGGACACCGTTAATTTTCTTTCCAGGGTAATCGCGCCTGGAAATTTCTTATGCGTTTCGTTTTCATCAGGCACAGACAGCAAGCCTAACAATTCGCGGTTTTTTCCACGCGATGAATTGTCTCATGCTGCCAACTTCATCGAATACCTCGCGCGTCAAAATAACGACGTATATCACGCACAGTCTTCTTTCGTGGACGCCCACGTTCAGGGCGTCAACAAGATCGGCAAGTCCAAACTCTACGGCGAGCGCAAAGCAACTAACGCCCAGGCCATCAAGACATTCTGGATCGACCTGGATATAAAACGCGACGGTGACAAGAAGACCCTCGCCAATTCATACCCGGATCGCGACGCTGCTCTGCGGTGGGCCAACGATTTCTGCACCGCAATAAACATACCCAAGTGGTCACTGGCCGTCTCGTCGGGCTATGGGATACATCTGTATTGGGTGCTCGAAGATCCCCTCCTGGTAGCCGACTGGCTACCCTACGGGCAGGCGTGGACGAAGGCCATGGTGCGCCATGGGTTCAAGGGCGATAGCGGCATATCGGGCAACCCGGTGTGCCTGCTGCGGCCGCCCAACACGTTCAACCTGAAGACCGGCAGCGCGGTGCCTACGTTCGTCTACACGAAAAGCGTGCGCGGCGATGCCCCGAACCAAATGATACTGGACGCGCTTCAGCCCTTTTTGCCGGCGCACTTGACCCCCACGGCCCCAGGCCAGACGCCTTCCTCCATGGCCGCCGCTCTCGCCGGCCCCGGCTCGAACGTGGTCTCCATGTTCCAGGGCGCGCCCAATCTTAATGCCGCCGCGCAGGCTTCGATGCCCGCGCCCTACCGGCAAAAACGCTCGTTCGCGACCCTGGCCGGTCCTAATGGTTGCGCACAGGTAATACATTCCCTGCAAGATCACGGTGCCACCGATACAAGACAAATCTGGTATCTTGGCTTTTTATCCATGGCCGTTTTTTGCGACGACGGTGAAGACTTTATACACATTATTGGTGACGCTCACCCGACCTATAATAAATCTCAGACCGATGCAGAGTTTCAGCGCGCCAAAACCGAGCAGGCCGCAAAGGGCACGGGCTGGACCTTGTGCAATCACTTCAACACGCACCGCCCGAGCGTGTGCGCCGCGTGCCCGCATTTCGATCTCGCGAAGATCACGCCGCCGGGCAATCAATCACCACTACATTTTGCCGAGCCTAAAGACGATCTCCCGGAGGGCTACAGACGACACAACAATAAAATCCAGAAATTCGTCAAGGGAGATAAAAACGGTTTCTGGGAGACAATACTCGAAGGTGATATATTCGACCCTGAACTCGATGAAATACCTTTCGGGGGTTTTAATCTTCAGTTTAAGCATCGCGTCGTCAATAAAACCTATACTATAAAAGTATCGTTGCACGATGTATTTGGCGACGCTTCCACTATAGCCAGGGTCTTTAACAACCAGCACCTTATCGTCCTTTCCGGTAGGGAACAGGAATGGAGAACTTTCTTGCTCGCTTTCACGCAGATGCTTCGCGCGCAGCAGCGCGAACGGGCGTCACCCCTTGAACCGTTCGGGTGGCTGACCGAGAACGATAAGCACGCGGGGTTCGCCGTCGCCGGCCAAGCCTATTTGGCGGACGGCACGGTGGAGGAAGCGCCCGGCGGCGACCCTCTCATCGTGACGGCCTACACGCCCAAGGGCGAACTGGCACCCTGGCAGGACGCGGCGCGGTTCACGCTGGCCGGCCGGCCGGATCTCCAGGTGATCGTCGCCGCCAGCTTCGCCGCCCCCCTGGTCAGCCTGACGGGCCACAAGGGCATCATCCTGTCCGCCTGGAGCCGGGAAAGCGGCGTCGGCAAGACGAGTGCCCTGATCGTCGCTCAGGGCGTGTGGGGGGCTCCCAGCGCCACCATGAGCCTCAACGACACCCACAACGCCGTCAACCACCGGCTGGGCCAGACCAAGGTGCTGCCGGCGTTCTGGGACGAGATGCAAATCGGCAGCGACAAGGCCAGTGAGTTTGTGCAGTTTTTGTTCCGCATGAGCCAGGGCAAAGAGAAGGCGCGCATGGCCCCGAACATGCAGACCCGCGAAGCCGGTGAGTGGGCTACGCTCATGGTATCATGCTCGAATTTCGGGATCATGGACCATGTGAGCAAGATCACCGCCGGCACCGAGGCGGGTGCGCTGCGGTTGTTTGAATACAAAATCACCCATCCCAGCATGCCGCAGAACGCGAAAGCCACGCGGACCATCGCCCAGGCGTCCACGAACTACGGGCATGCCGGCGTGATCTATGCGAGGTATCTGGCGGCGAACAAGGATCGTCTCATCCAGGCACTCGATGCCCAGCTTACCAAGATCATATCGGATACCAACGCGTCGCAGAGCGAGCGCATGTATAGCGCGTTCATTGCCTGCACAATGATCGGTGCGAAGGTCGCGAAAAAACTGGGCTTGGTGGATTTCAACTTACCGCAGATCGAGAGTTTTCTTTACAACGTCTATTATATGTCACGGAAGGGCCGCAAGAAAAGTTTGCTCGTGTCTCATACAGGCTACCAGACCGAGGATATCCTGTCGGGATTTATGTCCGAGTTCATGGCGCGCAAGATCATCACTAAACGTTACGTGGCGGGAAACACCCGCGCCGACGTGAAATGGTGGCCGCAGGACCGTCATAGGGTGGATATCCATATCAGCCAGGACGACGCGCTGCTCAGGTTCGACAGAGAACTATTCGTCGCCTATTGTGACAGCAAAAATCTGGTCGGCACCGATGTGGTCGAGCATATGTGCCTCACCTATGGCGGCCAGGAAGTCAAGGCCACGCTTGCAGCGGGCACCGGGTTCGCGTCAGGCCGGCGGCGTGTGATCGAGATACCCTTGGTGCTACCAGAGTTGCAGAGTTACAAGCACACACCAGAGGATTTCGATAATCACCCATCCGGGAAAACTATTTCAGAGAGGATGAAAGAAACCAAAGATGGCACATGAATACGACCCTAGCCTGAACACGCCGAACGCCTGGGGGTTTCTCGAAAAACTCCCTACTGGTAGGGAAGAATATGTGAAGCTTCCGAAGACGCCCATGTTGCTCGCCGGCATGGGGCCGCCGCCCTTCGATGTGACGCTGCCTCACACCCAGGAAGTCCGCCACATCATCGAACTCGAAGAATACGAACCCGGCAAATGGAGACCGATCAATGTCTGACGAAAGCTACAGCTATTTCTGGTGGCGGCACCACAAGGATGCGAGCACGTTCATCGCGTGCCGGGACACTGAAGACGGGCTATGGTATATGCCCGGCCTGGGAGTTCCAATCCGCGATCCATCGGTTTACGCGACCTGCCTGGGGCCGGTGCCGAGATGCACCGACACGGGTGCAAGCATAGATCAATGACTAAGCTAAATGTAGTGTTCAAGCCATCCGGCAGGGGCAAAGCGCAATGCCCGGCGGACCCTAATTTTCCCTATGGGAAAGCCATTGATCTATGCCAGGGTAAACCGGGCATCTGGGTCGAACTGCCTTACCCGGCACCGGAATGCGGTATGTTCGTCATCTATGGTGAGCGCGTTGATGCGGTTGCTATAACTGCCGCCGGTCGCGCGGATGACCCCACTAAAATCAAATTACCCTACAAAGACCAGTAAACTACTTATCATATTTCTTGCGGTTCGCGGTTGTTGTAGTGACGCGGATATTCTTGGGATGGTTGCCGCCGCCCTTGGACAAGGGCTTCTTGTGGTCGATCTCCCGAGGATCGTTCTTGCCCGAGAGCCGGCCGTCCTTGATCGCTTCGTTGCGGGCCTTCTCGCGCGCCCGACGCTTTTTCAGACCTTCTGACGAGGTTTCCCGATTGATATAATATGCTCTGTTTTTCTCGTAGTCTTTCGGATCTTTCGGCATTAGGGCAACACGTAGGCATCAATCTCAAGGCAGAACGTGTAATTGCTGCTCGACGCATTCACGCTTAGCACGACGCATTCACGCTTAGCACGACGCATTCACGCTTAGCACGACGCATTCACGCTTAGCACGACGCCCGGTTGCACAGCCGGAAGCTGGTCTTCCTGGCCCGCAGAGAGGGCAAAAGTGCTGCCGCCTTCGACGGTGCCGGCGCTCGAAACGAGGTTGTAGTAAAGCGTCCCGGTAGCGCTGGTGGGGTTCTTGATCTTGCCCCCCACCCATGGCCCCGAGGCAGCTACGACAGCCGTGCCAGCGGTGCTGACGACATGCGCAATGCCGGCGTTTGGCGTGGCGTAGGCTGGGCTTGGGGTCATAGGTGGGTTGCTCCCTGCCAGGGGTTCTAGTCTACGTGGACGCCGGCCTGAACCGTCGCCACGATGGTGCCGGTGCTGGCGATCAGCGACAACGGGTTGACGGGCACGGGGGATGGCGCTGCATAGACCTTGGCCGTGCCTGGACCAATCGCGAAAGAGCCCACGCCGCCCACGGTGGCCGTGCCGGTGTGCGAGGCCCAGAGCGTGCCCGACGCCGAGTTGTTGGTGATCGCGAGATACCGCACGTCATCGGGCAGCGTCTCGGCGGCGATCACGGTGGTCGCGGTGCCCGTCACACTGGCGGAATAATCGGTCAAGAGAATGGCAACGTTCGGATCGGGAGTGACTGACATTGGGGCTGCTCCTAAACTACGATGTGCTCACGCAGGGGTGGGTTGTCGGCATCCACGCTCGCCACCACGGTTAGGTGCCGGTCGGGTGACGCATTGATATAGGCCCGCGCCACGGGGGGCAATATAATCCCGCGCGCAGCGCCGCCCTGGAAGATCAGGTAGCGGGTTTCCTTGTCGGGGTTGCCCGGCGCGGGCGTGAGCCGCATGGTCATAGGCCCACCGTGCATATCATCGAACGCCTGGGAGATCGTGTAGAGCCCTGCCGGCAACATGCCGGTGCCCTGGACATATCTCCTACCCTGTTCGTAGAGCCATCCCGAACTCAAGTCATACGTCCACACGGTATCCTCCTAGTTGACGTTCGCGAACCTGCCAGCCTGCGCCATCGCTTTTGCCTGACGTGGTGACAATTCCAGGCCAAATGTTTGCGCATTTGGTTGCGCGGTTTGGTTCAGCCGTGCGCGTCGCAGCGCGGCAAAGAGCGTGGGCATCTGGATCTCTTCACCGGGATGGTCCGCATTGTATTGCTGGATCGCCTGCATCGCCTCGGTGCGCGCGTCATTGTCGGCCGCAGTCACCCATGCCTGGGAGAGCCGCTGCTGCTCGACCTGCGCCTCGGCCTTGGCTTGCTCCACGGCGGCCCTCCCCTCACGATACTCGCTCACATCGGCCGGCTGGAAGCCCAGGGCTTGCCCAACAATGCCGGCGGGGCTGATACTCTCGGCGGGTAGCCCTGGCCGCCCGCCAGGGCCAGGAATGCCCTCGTTGGCATAGCGGATCGCCTTGAGCGGATCGCGCAGCGGCCGGGGCAGCATAGCCTCGAAACCCTTCTGGTAGTTGCCGTGATAGATATTCAGCAAGCCACCGACTTCATTGGACGCATCTTCGCCCGCTGCGCCCGTGGCGATGGCTCCTAGCCATTTCAGGAAACTCTTGCTGTCAAAACCCTCCAGTTCGGGCATCTCCAAAAGGTTCGAGAGGCCGATGCTGTGGGAGAGATCAATGCCTATGGCGTGCGGCAGGCCACGCGAGAATATCTCACCCATTGTCGGCCCCATAACGTCCGAGAAGAAACTGCGCAGGTCCGCCTCGAAATCATGGGGCTTGGTCTGACCCGTCGCGGCACCGTAGGCTACGCCGGCCAGCGTCAGGGGATCACCCAGGATCGTGAGAGACCCGGCCATCAGCGCGTGCGTGCCCAGGATGCCTGCCAGCGCAAGGGCGGCTTCCTTTCGCTCGGTCGCATCCGCGCCGCGCAGAGATTGATGCGCCAGCCCAAGCATGACGCTATACATATGCAGGCCATAGTTCTTGAACTGCACGAGCGGCAAAGCAATCTTACCCAGCGGCCCTTTCTCGGTCGCGATGCGCGCCTTGCCGCCGTAGTTCGGGATCGCGTCGCGCAAAGTATCTATGGCGCGCTCGATGGCGACACCCTCGGAACCCGTCTTTTCCAGTTCAAGATCGAACGCGGCTTTCGCGATCACCATGCGGTTCATCACGTCGGCCGCGTGCGCGCCCACCGTGTTAAAATCCCTGAACCTGTTCCAGACAGTTGACAGCTTACCTTTTTCGTAGGAGCCGCCTTTGGCGATATCGCGGATATCCTTGTCCATGGTATGATCTATCAGGCCGGCGGCGTTGGCTTTCTCGAACAACCTTTCCATCTGGCCGCGATCCGCGCCGTTTTTCACCAGTTGTTCGAGACCATACCGGCCCATATCCCAATCGTTTGCGTTGAGTCCCTTGCGGGCGGCCTTGAACATCGCCGCCGCGCCCTCTTTGACCAGCCTGGGTCCGAGATCACGCATCGCGTTGCCCAGCGCCAGTGTGGCCTTGGCACCATGCCGGGGGGCCAGGAGAGCCGTCGCGTTCATCTGGGCTTCCAGCGTGTGCTTCAGCATGATGCTGGGGCTCGCCACGCTCTGCATGAAGCCGAAATTCGTGGCCTTGCGCGCCAGTTCGGACGTGAAGCTGGTGGTCAGGCTGCTCGCCTTGACGCGCTGCTCCATCTCGTGCAGCACGGCATTGGCGACAATCTGAGTATTCGGCCCGGCACCGCGCCGTCCCATATCCACCACGGTGTTGCGCATCCGCGTGAGCGCGTCCTGTAAGTCGCCGCCGTGCAGCATGCGGCCTATCCGGTAGGCGAAATTCAGGTGTTCGCTTGCGAGCGTGCGCGCCGCATCCTTGGACGCGCCGCCGATGCCTTTGCGCCGGGCGATGCGCGCCGCGTCGCTAGTTGTGCCGTGTTCGAGAACCACGGAGGTAAGAAGGTCGCGCGCCTCCTGGATCTGCGCCGCCGTGAGAGAACTATCATCCAAACTCGACAGCATCTTTTTGACGAAGGGGATATTACCCTTCAACGATTTATCCATGCTTTCTTGTTTGGTCATCACTTCGGAAACGTTGGCGTGTCCCGCCTGTTCGAGTTCCGCCTTGCGCGCAATGGCGTCGGATTTCTTCTCAAACATCTCCACCCCATACCGGGTGAGCGGGTCCGCGTCGGACGTGGCATCGTTCGCGCTGTCGCCATAGGTGAGCACATAGTCACCGTAACGACGCAGGGGGAAGTAATCGCCCGCGAGTTTGTTGCCCTTCACCAAGTCTGCAATGCCGGTCACGAAGTTTTTTGATCTATCCCATTTGTCCGCGAACATTTTTGCAATGTCCGAAGTATCAGCGTTGTCGATGAACGCCTGGATTTCCTTTGGCGAACGCTTCTTGAGAAGATCGTCCACCGCCTGTTTCTGTGCCGGCGTGGCGTCGGGAAGGAAATTATCTATGAGCGCCGTGCGCTCGGCCGTCGCACGTTCCTCATACATCTTCGCGTAATGGTCTCGAAGATCCTGATAGGTTTGGCGGTCGGCCGCGCTGAGATTGTTATACCGATCCGTAAGTTCCTGGATGTTCTTTACGTTCTTATTGGCGTTCGGGTTGGAGTTGCCCAGGCGTGCTTTCGCAACCGTGGCATCGTTCATGAGTTCCGCCAGTTCCTCGCGACCCTGAAGGCGCTTGATAAGATCCTCCACCACGTCGCCGTTGGCCTTGATATACTGCGCGTTTACGCGGTCGATCTTTTCCTTGGCGGCGCGGAGATCATGCAGCGCATCACCATGATCCTCGGTCTGGAACATGGACCGATATTTCTTCACGATCCCGTCCCAGGTGGTCGCGACAAGAAGGGCTGACCTTGCACGGTCGGTCACGCCGCCCAGGTCGATATAGCGCAAGGCACGATCCACCTGACCGTCCACGCGCGGCCCCAGCGCGCCGCGCAGCATGGACGCTAGTTCGCCGGGCGCACCGCCGGTTTCCCTACCGGGAAGGAGGCTCGCAGCCTTCTCGTAGGCAGCGCTACGCTCCAGGACGTGTTGCAACGGGGCCATGACAGCTTCCAGCAGGGAGCCCTCGAACGCGCTGCCGGGCTTCTGGAGCCCCAACGCACGGCGCAACCAATCCTTGAAATACTCCCAAAGCGTCGTAGGAGATTTGTCGAACCCCAGCCGGCGCATCTCCTGCAAGAACGCCTCGGATGGTTTAAGCGTTGACGCGAACGCATGAACCTCGGGGTTGGTGAGAAGCTGGGTCGCGACTTCATGGTAAAATTTACCCGTCGTGTATTCGACTTGACCGCCTGCAATATCGTCCAGAACCTTAGCGTAGTTGGCTTCTTTGGCGGCGCGGACGAACTCATTGTTGATCGCCTTGAGCGCGTCGCGCATGGGTATAAGCGGAAGATCTTCCGACGAGTGTAGCGGAATTTTAGCTATGTCCGATATGGCTCTGAACGTAACAGCGTGAATGGCTTCGTGTGCCAGCGCCACGGGTCCGCCCATAGCTTGCATGCGTGGTTCTAAACCTTCTGGAACACGAGAAGGCACTATGACAATACGTTCCCCAATCGAGAAATCTTTGTTAAAGGACGTTTTGTGCAAGCCGCTTATATGGCCGGTGTCAAACTGGTTTTTCAAACGGCGATCCAATTTACCCAAATCATAGGCATGATCGCTTGTCATGGTTTCCAGGTCGGGAACCATGTTCGACAACCGGGTGAGCAGATTACGAATATAGTTTGTTTCTGGGCCGCCTTTCGCGATGTTGCGTGCCGCGAGTGTGAGCGCATCCTTGAGGCGATAGGTCTGTCCGTGGTCCTGCGCATCCTTTATCGCGTCGATGAAATTTGTGTTGTCCGCAAGATGCCGGTTTACCCGATCCGCGTAGGGCTCGATCACAGGATTTAGTTCGCGTGCCTTGGCTTCCTCGGCCGCCGCCTTGAGGCGTTTCTTTTTCTCGGTGTCGCGCAGAACCTTGTCCACACTCGGGCCTTTGGGTGCCGGCGGCGTGATCTCATCGCGCACCGCGTCGCCCACCTGATCGCCTTTCTCCAAGGCTTCCAGATAATTTTTCAGACGCTCGTGGGCTTTGATCTGCTCCTGAAGATCCTTCACCTGTTCGACAATTTTACCAATCGCCAGATCACGGTGCGTCGCGAGATTGTATTTCTTTCCCGTGGCGTCCATCTTCTTTTTCGCGTCCATCGCGAGTTTAGTGATCTCATCAGGCTTACTCAAAAGCTGCACAAGATCGTCTATCTTCTTGTTGATCTCGTCGGCGTTGAAAAGCGGTATGATCTTTTTGATATACGCGCTCAAGTTCCTGTTCTCAGGCTTGGCGGGGCGTCCGCCCTTCTTGCCCGGCTTCCACTCGAACTCGTTCGCCGCCTCATGGATCGTCATGAGGCCATCGTCTACTTTCGCAATCAGGTCTTTCGCGTCACGGCTACGATCCGTGCTCGTGTCCGCGCGTGTCTTATCGCCCAGGTCGATATCCTGTTGAGCGATTGCTGGCCCTTCAGCTTCACCCTCGCCGGGTATGATCTCGGGCTCGGCTTCGCCCACGTCTTCTCTATAGGTTTCGCTTATGTCGTCGCGCGGTTCTTCCTCGTCTTCGGCGGGTATGGGCTCGGGCTTGGCCTGTATGACAGGCTCAGGCTCTTTCTCGGCTTCACCTTCGGCCGGGGTCTCGACATGAACATTCTTGTCTTTCTCGAACTGTTCACCCTGCGTTATCTTTTGGATGCGTGCCTTCTCGGCGGCGCGCTTGGCCTTCTGTTCCTCGCGGATACGAAGCAAACGTTCTTGTGGTGTTTCGGGCTTGGCCTCGGCCGGCGGTGCGGCGGCTTCAGCCGGGGGTGCGACGGGCGCGGCCGGTTCTTCTTCCCTACTGGTAGGGACGGCTGGGGTTTCTTCCTGCGCGGTGGGCGCAACGGGTGCCGCTTCGGGCGCGGGTGCTTCCTCGGGCTCGGTGGTCTTTAGCTTGCCCGGTTCCTCAAGTTCATTGATTTTTTCAGGTGTTACTTCCTCGGGCTTGAGGTTTTTGAACGCGGTTATCTTCTCGGGATCGGTGGAATAAAACCTACCAACGTCCTTCTTGGTCGCGACAAACACACCCTTGAAGCCGACGCCTACGCCTCTGGCACCCACGGGCACGAGCACCGCATCGCGCGGATGCTCGCGGTCCTGAACTTCCGCGATGCGCTGGCGGTAGTTGATGGGCTCGGGGGTTGGTTGGGCGGCGACGCCCGGTTCAGACACGGCTTGAGCGGGCGTCGCCTCTGGCCCGGCGGCCGGTCCTGATGCACCAGGGGCGGCGGGCGCAGGCGGTGGAACTTCGTTCGTCGGCTCACCGCCGGCTGGGGGTGCAACCTCGGACGGTTGCGGTCCAGCCGGCGGGACCTTCTCAGGAGCCATCCCCTGCACAGGCTCCGCAGGCACGGGGGGTGCGTTTGCGGCAGACAGCGGGGGCGGTTCCTGCGGAGACTGTGCCGCAGGCTCGGGTGTTTGTGAAGGGGGATTTGCAGGCGGGTTCGCGCGTTCTTCAGCGACCTTGGCGTTCTGCGCGATTTCCTGCCGCTGGACCTGCACGGCCTGCTGGGGCGGCACCTTTTCGTCCTGCACGATCTCCTGGATCGAGCGGACGGGCACGCCCTTGGTAGGTGGTGCAGGGGGTTGTGGGGATGGTTCGGCCGCCGCCGGTTGTGTGGTCCCCGGAGAAGTAGCCGGTGTTGGTGCCGGGGCTGGAGGTTGGGTCGGGGCCGGCGGCGGCGCTGCACCCTCTACACCCGGCGTAAGCGCGGGTGAAGGGGTAGGTGCTCCGCCGGGTGTCTGGCTTGCGTCGGGTTGATCCGTGGTCGCGGGCGTCGGCGCAGGCGTCGTCAAGGTCACATCCAGCGCGGCTTTCTGCGCCGGGTCAATATGAGTCTCGACAGGCTGGGGGACCGCCGCCGGGGGCTTGACGGGCGCGCCATCCGCGTGCGCTCCGTGGAACAAACCCAAGGGGCCGCCCAGGGCAAAGCCGCCGACAACACCTGACGCGGCAGCAATGGCAGTTTGCGCGGGATCAAATTTTTCCTGTGTGCCGACAGCAATGTTGCCCTCTTGCTGAGCAATGTCGCCGCCTGCGTTCTGGAGCCCCATCGTGACGCCGGCCTCGCCGCCACTCACCATGGCGCGTTTGAGCAGGGATGCGCCGGCCGGAAGCAAACTCCCCGTCGCGACAGCGCCAAAACCCGCACCCGCTGCGGCACCCACGGCACCCGAGAGGGCCACGAAAGGCGCAGTGGTGGTGTGTATTACATCTTGCCGTGCTTCGGTGTCAGACTTGCCCTGTGCTATTGCTTCCTTATAGACAGGAACATCCATGAGTTGCTTGGGCGTCGCAGAAGCAACCTGATCCACCAGGGCATTAAAAGTCTGGCCCGCGTTCAAACCTCCAAAGGTCGCCATGGTAGCCAGCGTGCCGGCCATCTTTGGGCCGAGAAGTCCCGGTAAGACTTTCCCTAATACTTGAGGCGCGTATTTAGCGATGAGCGCGCCCGTCGCCGCCATGGCTTCCTCAGGAGCCGCCGCCGCAGCCCCCACGCCCGCGCCTATCGCAAGCGCACCCTGGGGGATCACATCCGCGAGGTTTCCCGCGAGGTATCTGCCGGGGTTCTGAAAAGCACTGCCGTCCCAGATGCTCGCAGTGAGGGCTTGCTTGCCCGCGTTCGAGAGATCGTTATAGGTAGCTTCTACGTGTTTTTGAATACCTGCCTTTATGTTCTCCATCGCGGCGAGTTCTTCAGGGCTTGCACCCGCGTAGTTCTCCAGCGCCGACACCGCGCCGAGTGCATCCTTGCCGCTCTCAAGGGTGGCACCCCATAGGCGATCCCCAAAGTCTCTGAAAAAACCATGGTTATTATCGGGATCGAGACCAGTTTGTATCTGCGACGCCTCGATGCGCGACGGGTCGAGCACGCCATCTTTCGCGCCCAATTTGTCCATCCAGGTTTGCGCGTGCTCCGTGCGCGCCTTTTGTTGCTTATCCGCTAGGTTTTTGAGCGCCTTATTTATGTCGTCCTGGGAATAAGACGGCAGCGCGGATGAACTCTGGCTCGTGTTGGGGTCGGTCTGAAGCGCCGGCTGATCGGGCGCGGCCGGCGGCGAACTCACGGGTGCGGGAGCCGCACCCGTCGCCGGGTATCCCGCAACGACACCTGCGCTATAATCCTCCGGTGTGGCGGCGCTCGGATCGACCTGTGAACCTGACATGAACTACGCTGCTCCGTTCATCGCGGAACCTGGGTCCGTGGCCTGCGGAAGCGCCATCGTGCCACCCGGCTGGGGAAGCGCCGGGTTTCGGTATAGGGGCCTTGTTGTGGGTGCTTGCGCGGGCGGCTGTAGCGAACCGATGAGACGCGAAACAATGGATGGACTCAGGCGCGCAACTACGCGTCCATCAGCGGTCACGACCGCCCCATAAGACGGATCGCCCTTTTTGGTGTTTACCGAGTATCCCGCATTCTTGTCGTGTGTGACAAGACTGTTCGCGATTTCATAGGCAGTCGGGCTCGGCATTGGTTCATCTTGCGAATTCAAGCTACGGATATCGTAGTATGCCAGCGCGGCAGCGGAACGCTGTTGCGGATTCATGTTTTTCACGATTGGATCGGCCAAACCCTTTGGCGTATCCTGCGTCGCGCCAGGACCATACAACGTTTCGACTTCTTTGCTGTATTGGGCATGATCCGCCTGAGCTTGCTTTGCTTTGTCGGCCTCAATTTTCGCCTGCGCTTCTTCGCGTTCCTTGAGCAAGCCCGTGCTCGTCTGCAACGCGACTTCATCCATATGTGTCTTACGCGCCGCCTCGACTTCCTGCGCATGCAGCGCAAGTCCATATTTCCGCACCGCATCCGCCTCGGTGGCATTTTGCTGCGCCGTCGTCGCGCGTTCTTTCGCAGCGTCGGCGCGCTCTTTGATGAGATCACCGAAATATGCACCGTGCTGTTTCTCGAACTCGGTTTGCGCGTTTTGTAAATTGATTTTCTGGATCGCATCCAGATACTTGTTCGGATCCGAAGTCATCACGAGTTGGGGCTGGAGGTTTTGGCGTGTGACCTGGAACGGCTGGCCCAGCGCCAGGGTCGGGTCTTTCTCGCTGAACTGCTGTGCCCATACATTACCCTGGCTATCCACGCCGAACTTCCCGAAAGACCCATCAGGAAAGAACGCATGCGCCACCGCAAGCTGCTGCGCCGCCGTCGTGCCGTCGCCGGCCGCGAGCGCGCGATCAGCGTTCATCAGGGCGTTGGATGCGCCTTGTCTCGACATGCCCAGGATAAGTTCCTGCGCCTGCTGCGCGCCGGCTACGTCGCCCTTCATGAGCGACGCATAGACGAGGCTCGTCTCGGCGGCTTGCCACTTCTGCCCCAGCGGTGTGCTGTCAGGCCCGGTCTGCGCCACATAGCGCATCGTCGCATCGGGACCGGCTTTCATCGCCGCATGGAGCGCGTCGGGGTCTACATTGGGCGGCGTGGTGCAGTTGGCGGGGCTGATGGTCTGGCCTGGATAGCATTTCTGCGCATAGGTGAGCGCGGATGCCGGCACCTGATCGACCTTGCCGGCGGCGAAGCGCGCGGCGTTCTGCGGGCCGGCGTTGTAGCCTATGGCTACGGCCGGCGAGCCTTCGCCGTATGCGGCGTTGAGGGGAGCCAGAACCAAACCGGCAAGATGTGCTGCTCCGTCCCATGTTTTAGGATCATACATATGGGTCGGGTCTACGAGATCGCGCGTGCCCGGCATTATTTGAAACGGCCCCTGTTCTCCAGAACTTCCATCAGGCGCATTCAGGTTAAACTTGCTTTCCATCCATGCGTGCATTGCAAGCTGGTCAGCAGGCACGCCCGTATCTTTAGCAGCTTTCTCTATCGCCGTGAGCGCAGCTTCCGCCGCCTGGGCTTTTACGGGGTCCGTGTCTTTGGTCGCGACAATGAGCGAAGCATAGGGCTTCGGATCGTAGGGCGGTATGCGAACCTTCTCGCTCGCCGGCACGGGCGGCTGAGACTGGTTAGTGGGTGTCTTCTGGTCGGGCACCACTTTCGTGCCGGTGGTCGCGGTGGGGCCGCCCGTGGGGATCGCTTTGGATATGGGCGCGCTCGTATCCTTGCTGCCCCCATCATCGGTTTTTGCCATCGGCAACGCGGCGGCCTGGGGGTTTGTGGTGGGCGGCGCGGTGGGCTGCGGTGGAGGGGTCTTCCCTCCCGGTAGGGAACCCGAACGGGGAGGCAGTTCGTCGGCCTGTGCGGTGCCGATCCCAAGCATCCCCAGGGCACGCTGCGCGAACGTAGGCGCGGGTGCCGCGTCATTGGTCTGCGCGGGTGCGCTCTGGCTTGGCTGGGGCTGTCCCTGGCCGCCGCCGGGCAAATTGGGGTCCGGTTGATTGATGAGCCTCGGTGTGCCGCCCACGGTCGGTGCCAGGACGTTTGCGCCCTCTTTCTGGCCGTAGGGTGTGTTCGTGCCCATCGGCCGGCCGGCAATGGGAACTGCTCCCGGCGCGCGGTTCTGCATCTGTATGAGCGGAGGCGTGTAGGTCTGGGCCGGTGGCGGAGATACGCTGTCCACCTGGGTAGGCCCCGGCTGGACGGGGATTGCCTGCGCGGGTAAGCCCGTCATCGTCGGCGTGGTGGGCGCAATCGCAGTCGCGGCGTCAGGAACATAAGGCCCAGACCCAAGCGCGTATTTCGGTGCTATATCAGGGTCGGTGGTGACAGCATCAGTGCCGGCACCCGCGTCGGGCGTGGACGTGTCATCCAGCTTTATCCCTTGTGCCTTCATACCCTTTACGAGTTTGTCCGTGCTGTCTTTTGCAGCTTTGCTCTTGAACGGATCGTTCTTCTCGCCATCGGGCTCACCCTTCGCGCTGTCGGGATCGGGCAGGCTCGACGGATCGGCCAAGGGCTGAGACGTAACGGATGTGACCGGCGCAGGCTGCGTGCCGTCCGGGTTCGAGGACGTGCTCGCAGGCGGCGTCACACCCGTGTTGATAGCCTGGGCCGGGCTCGCGTTGTTCTGCTGGAGTTCCTGCGTAGCCTGGGCTGTGGCCTGCGCGTCGCGCACGTCCTGCGCGGCCTGTTGCTGCGCACGCGTGGCGTTCATCTGAAGCCATTGGTTCTGGATATTGTTCATGCCCTCCGCGCCCTGGAGGAAACCGGACATGAAGCCCATTACGCTTGAACTCCTTGGTATGCGGGAATGTATTGTGGTGCAGGCATCGTCAAACCGCTCGTATCTGTGGGGATTGCCACAGAAGGCAGATCGGTTGTGGTAATCCCTCCGCCTCCAAAAAGGCCGCCTTCATACGCGCCCAAGCCCACGCCCACCAAGCCACCAATATCGTTGATGACGCCTTGGCCTTCCTGATACCCAAGCTGATCGCTCTGGTATTGGTTCTCGAAGCCCGTGTTCAGCGCGTTCACCGCACCCGAGTTGGCGCTTATTCCGAGGCCAGCATAAGTCGGCGCGGTGCCCTCGTTGCTCATCACCGTGCTCGCGGTGGTGTTCAGAGCACCCGTCGCCGCCGTGCCCGCGTTCACCCCCTGCGCGCCCGCCTGTAGGCCCTGGCTATTGATGTTGAGCCCCGTATTGATGGCCTCGTTCTCAAGCTGCATGCCCGTCATCTGGGTTTGCAGGCGGGACGTGGTGCCGGCGGCAGCGGTGGCCGCCGCCTGCTGGACCTGGGTGCCCAAATCCAGCGCGCCAAAGCGCGTCTGAGACGGATCAACACCGTAACTTTCGAGCGACGCCTGGGCGTTCGCGCGGGCGGCGTCGAACTGCGTGGCGACGTTGGCCTCGGCCGCGCCGGCTTGCTGGTTCTGGTTGTCCGCGTTGGCGTAGTTGGCCGCTTGGGTCGCGAACTGGTTCTCAATCGGAACGTAAGTGCCCTGGTATTGGCTCTGAGCCTGCGCTTGGTTCTGGAAGTCCAGGCTCGCCGCCGCCTGATCTCCCGCTGCCGTCGTGTTGGCGGTGCTTTCCTGGCCGGTGGCGAGGTTTCTGGCGGCAGCAAGTTGCTGGTTGCTCGTGGCTAGGTATTGCTGCCCCGCGCTCTGATCCGACGAAGCAATGGTCGTATATTCAGGTGATACCGATGGAGTTGACTTCCCGCCCATGTTTCACCCGATCCTTGTCGCCCAACCTCATCCACGGGCATCCATCCCGTTCCATATAAAGTATTAGCATATCTCCGTCAGGATAAACACCCTTCACGCGTGTCTCGACCTTCCATCCTGCACGCATGTCAAGGGCAATCGCACGAGGGTTGCCTGTGGAGATGGTCGCGAAAGCACGCTCTACCTTTAACTTATTGAAAACATAGTTAAACAGGTTCCACATGAGGGTGCGCGAGCACCATCTGGGGTCGCGCCCGGCCATGTGGATCTGAACCGAGCGGCCGGTGTAGCCGGTGGTGACGAAACCGCCCAGGATGCCATAGTCCTCACCATGGGACGAGATTGAATGATCCCGGTCGGGGTTGAACGCCGCGCCCTGAATGTGATCCATGATCCAAGCGCCAGCGCCAGGATAATCTATAACTATGATCTTCATGGTGTTGTTACATCAAAATTCCATATGTTGAGTGCTACCAGTCCATTAGTGTTCAGGCCAAGTCCGAAGCCGATCTTGTTGATCGCCGGCATGTATTCAGTTACAGAATACGAACCAATCGTGCGGAATGTCGCACCATCGTTAGAATACTCCCACGTCAAAGTAGTGCCATTATTGACAAGCCGCACCACGCCTACACTGTTCGGAAACGTGGTTGTCAGCGCCGGGCCGGATATCGCTGCGGTATCGTAGTTGGTCCATGATGTGTAAACGTCGATATCCGTCAGGTTTCGGTTTATTTCAAACCGTGGAAATTGAAGATAGCCGGTGCTCGAACAATAGATCATGATTGGCGACACGAAAGAATAAGCGCCGGATGTGACATACCATGATGCCAGCGATGTAATCGTCCAAGGTGCTGCGGGCGGCGTAAACCCGACAAACTGAATTTGATCCGAACCGGACGGGTGGCCGGCGGCGGCTATAAGCTGCAACACGCCGCTTGCAGGCTGCGAAAGCGTCACGTCACTTTGCTGATTATAGAAAGTAAAACTGGATGCCGCCGGCACCACTGGCTCGACATAGCCGAAGACTGGCGATGGCTGGAAGCCTCCGCTAGTCGATACTGCAATGTCAGCCGTCCCTGTGCCGCCGCTGGTGACGGTCGCGCCGTCGAACGACAAGGTTGCAGCGTCGCTCACCGTGGTAGTGCCATCGGTGACCGTGACGCCGCCGGATCCGCTCGAACTTGTGCTTGCCTGCGATGCTGCGGTGGCGAGACCGTTGGTGACCGTCACTAAACCTAGCGCAATTAAGTCATCGAAAGTGACGGCGCGTGATGTGATATTGCCTGACTGGCCGCACAAACTTTGGACGATCTGGCGCACGGTTTGAAGAATAGCCGTGTTCGACGTTATGTTACCCTGCACTTGCTGGATGCTGGGAGCGTTCGGATTGGGCTTGAGTTTGACCGGATTTGTCATCAGACTTTTTTGAGTTCCTGCATCGTCTCCGCGATCTCGACACCATATATCTCGACCAGGGTAAGCAACTCAAACTGCCAGTCGAAAGCCTTGAAGCCGCTGGGTAGCCTGAAGATGTTCCGCGTTTCCGTGAGGTAGTTCTGCATGACAAGATGGCCGCCCGCGTAGAGCGAAAACACCGCGTTGATCCCCGCTGGTAGTTCCAGCGTCGTGTCACCGTTGGACAGCGGCGGTATATCGCCCGATGGCGTATCATATATGTCGGGTGAGCATGTAATCTGGCACGCGCCGAAATTGACAGGTGCTTCCATGTAAAATTCCTTGGATATCCACTTGCAAGGTAATGTCGGCTGATCTTGAGCGTCATACTCGTAGACTACCTCTGCTGCCATGACATAGGTTTTGCCGCTGAAGGGATCGTTCCAGATGCTATTCACAGCCTCGAACGTGTTCAGGAACTCCACACCCGAACGTTGGTTGGTGTAGTCTATAAGAAAGCCAATCCCGGTGCCTGTGATTGCGATGTATTGCGCCCTGTGTCGGCACGCGATGATGTTGGGCGCGTTGAACTGTGTCGGATCATTCCATTGGAGTTTAGAAATGAGCGAGAGCGTCTGGTTCAACATGCCATAATAGTTCAGCATGATTAAACCGTTCTGAGAGGCGTAGTAAACACCAAGAAGATCCGTGATAATGCTTCCACGAGAGATACAAGGTTCGGGAACCTCCACCGCCGTCAATGTAAAATTCACAGGCGCGGTGCCGGTGCCCGTCTGCGGAAATCCCTCGGTCAGAACCACCAGCGAGTTTTGCCATAGCGCCAAGCCGACAATGTTAAACCCGCAAGAAAGATCATACTCAGCAGGCCAAGTATGAGGATATTCAGGCTCGCAAAAATGTAACGTATTACCTGTAAAACCACACAGAAATCCTCCAGGCAGCGAGATCAGTCCATCGAGCCCCGCCAAAGGCGGTGCCCACTCGGACGTAGCCAGCGGTAAATTCGCAACTACATCAGCATCAAGAGAACCATCTATGTAACCCCCCGAGGGCGGCGGGTTGGTCGAGAAGTTGAACGCGGCGACACGATAGAACTGAGCGCCCGATTGAGAACTCGTGACGGTCCTATACAGATAACACCCTATCACGGGCGGGTAGTTGAAACCGGACACCGCGCCGGGTGCCGTGGTCTTCATTTGAATTGTCCACACGCCATCGCTGGCACCCGCCACGTCGATGCTGGGCACGCTGGGCGAACTCTCGGCGTCGTAGGCATCGAAGAAGGTCACGAGGTATGATCGGTCCACATAGGGCGTCACGTCGGGCGACGTGCCCCCTGTCGCGGTCACCGTGGGCGTATATCCCGACACACCCGCGCTCGTGGGCGAGATAAACCCCAGCGAGTAGGGCAGCGTGCCAGCGGCCAGCATCGCGTAGGTGGTCCAGTAGGCACCGTCGCTCGGGTTCGTCCAATAAATGCGGTGCAGCGTGTCGTTTGTGAGCGGTGACTTCACCACGCTGGAGTAGGGGCTCGGCAGCGGTTGCCACACGTCGGCATCGCCGGTCGCCGGGCCGGGGAAGCGCCACGCTTTGAGGATGCCCGCGCCTGACACGCTCGTGCCCAGCGCCGGGTTCAGAGCGGCCAGGGAGATCACTTCCAGCGGCACCGGCAGGCCAACCACGGTGCCCGCGCTGAAATCCACGTTCCAGGCGTCCGAGGCGTTGGGCTCGGGGAGCAAACGCGCGTTCGTCTGGGGGATCATGCCGCCCATGTTCTTGACCGCGAAGCTAACCACGCCCGAACCTGCCTTCCTTACCGTAAGGAAACTACCTTACCATGATCCAATCCTCGGCTAGAAGGTCGGCCTGCGATGCCAGCCAGGGCACCACGTAGCCCTGAGCCGTCTTCATGTCGATGTGGGCGTGATACTCGACCTTGGTGCCCTCTGGGTATATCCCCAGCAAGGGGGGCCGGTTAACCTCAAACGTAGATCCTGGCACGAGAAAGATGAACATATCCTTCCCGTTCCAGCCTGCGCGCGCAACACGCTCGCCGTTCTTGATGGCTTCTAGCGCGTCCCCAAAGTCCATCTTCATTTCTTCATCCCTTCCAGGGTCTCCGCGAGCCGGGCCTGTTTGCCGACTTTTCCACCCTTTGCCGCAGCCTTCTCGATCTTGGCCTTGGGGATTTTCTGGCCGGCAGGGACGCCCAGGGATTTGTGCAGGCCGCCCTTGTTCTTGGTCGCGGCGGCGATCCAGTTCTTAGCCAATCTCGCCTCCCTCGCGCAGATCCACCACGGGCACGAGACGCCATTCCTCCCGGCCGCTCACATGCAACCATAGCTGGTGGAGAAGGGTCGCGCTCGACGTGCGATGAAAGCGCAGGCGCGCGGTGGGTGTCCAGCCTTTGTCTGACTGGATGAAGTCCAACATGGTTTGCTCCATGTCTTACATCCCCTTGCTGGGCATCGTCTTCTTCGCCAGCGCCTTCTTGAGCGAGACCGGGCCGCCGGTCTTCTCAGGGCCGGGGATGCCTTTTTGGGGCACCGACTTGCCCAGGGTGCCGCCTGAATTGCCGGCGGGGTTTTCGGTGAACTTGCCCGACGCACCGATATCGGTGGGCTGGATCTTGCCCTTCATGTAAGTCGCCATTACTTCTTTCCCTTCTTCTTCATCATGTTCTTCATCTCCCCCTTCATCTTCTTGTCGTTGGCCTTCATCGCCTTGGCGTCATCCTTGGCGTCTTCGGCACGAGTGAAGGGCTTTTCTTTCTTTGCCATGAATACTTCTCCTACCTTATCTTTACGTTGTTCCACACAAAGATCCCGTTCGGGACAACAAACGTCTCGAGGTTCGAGACCACAGAAGTCGCCGCGTCGTCTCGAACCACAACCGTATGAACCCCCGGCGTGTAAATGGGGAAGCTCCCGGTCCAGTTCGACCCCGACGTGAACTTGGGCAACGGGTTCCACACCGGGTTACTCGCATAGTCTACACCGTTGTCCAGGCGATAATCCAGCGCTTCCGCGATGTTTCCAGTATTCGATCCGGACAAACTGCACAGACCAATCGAACCCTCCGCCGTCAATATCGTCAGCGTCTCAGCAACCGATGCGTTGTCATATGCACTGAACCCGATGGTCAGCAGAGGGTTACCCATGCCGTCCCGTTGCGCGGCAGAAGTGCTCGGAACGGAATACGCAAAAAATATGCCCTGGGTCGCATAATTGCCGAAGCCCGATGCGTTGGACGGCCCAACCAATGCAACAGACGAACCGTTGTAAAATACCTCGCAGGATATTTGTCCGGTTGTTAAATTCTGGAAAAAATCAAATTCCAAAAAACCGTTTCGGTTTGTAGTGAACGTGACGGTGTTGCTGTCGGGGTCTATGATGCTTGAATTGTTAGTTTCGCCACCAGACCCAAGTATGACCTGATAGCATCCAATACCGTCAAGATTTGCCGACCCGGCACCAAGCACAAATATGCCGTAGCTTTCTGTGATCGTAAATTCATAAGTCATCGTAAAGATGAAAGCGTTTATGCCAAGCGCGAGTGTTCCTGGATTATTCTGAAACTCCAGGTGATTTGCAGCAGACGAAAAATGGTATCCATCGGTGCTGTTCAGGCTCGTAAAACCAAGATCAATTGAATTGGTGCCATCGTTCCAGTTCGGTGATCCGGTATAGTTGGTGAACAGGTTCCAGGATGCACTAGCCTGCAACTGAGAGCCATGGTAGGCAGGCCCGGTAACGACGAAGGTTTCCGAGTTGGATACCGCACCCGTATTGCTGCCGTCACGAACTTCCAGTGCACCAAACGCGTTTCCAGGGAACGTAGGGCCTAAGCCGGTCCACGTGGCACCCCCTGAATAGCTGCCTACGTTTGACCACGTTTGCCCGTCATTGTAGCTGTATTGCAGCGTGGATGCGACGCCGTTTGTAGTTGTTCCTGATATGCTAAGCGGGTTTCCATAACTCACACTCGCTATGGCGTTCAGGATAATAGCTTCCGGCGCAGGCCAAGCCTCGAACAACGCAGGCATCGAATAGGAAAACGCCGTGTGACCGGCGTTGAGCACGAACACGCCAGTGCCGCCGGATATGCCATCCGGTGCCCCGACACAGGGCGCGAGCGGTATGCCCAGCGACGAGATGTTGATGCCGCCTGTTCCAATCGCAGGATTTGCCGAGGATGAGTTATTGTAGTTGCCGCCATTGCGGGCCAGCCACAATAGATTTGGCAAAGCCACGGCAATCTGTATTATATCTCCTGCGGAGAAAGCGCCGATATTTATTCCCGTGTCACTGTATCCACCGGAATGTCCAAGGTATATCTCGCCATTTGGCGAAATGCTCACGACGCCAGTGATCGCATCCGGCGTGTAAGCTCCGCCGATGCCTATGGAATTGTTGCCGCTTCCGAGGCTTACAATCGTGATCTCGCAGTAATACGATCCAGCGGATAGCGGGTTAGTTGCGAGGCCCCATACCTCGCCGCCGCCCGTCATAGTTAGTGTAAAGCCGTCGCTCGAAATGTTCCAGCTATTACCGCCGGCATTCTCAATCGCCGTTGGGCTCCACTCTAAATAGAGCGACATTGGTTATGATCCTCGTGCGCGCCAGTAAAATGCTACAGGACCGTTTAACCCCCCGCTCGATCCGGCAAACGTTGCCACACTGAACCCAACCTGCGAATGATTATACACCACGGCGAAATTCGCAGCCGGCGTGGCCGCCCCAGGTCCAACGACCGTCACAGAAACGTTGGTGAGTTCATTTGCGAAAGGCTCGGGGAACGCGACATAGACCGTCCCTCCAGAAGCAGTCTGCGCATTCCCCCAATACTCCTGCCCCCCATCAGGCCATCCCTGGGATGTGCTGGTGCCCGACAAATTCGCAGCCGTGACAACAAGATTTCCGTCGTAGTAAAACGCGGCCGATGTTTCCGACGAACCCACGCTGAACGTGCCGGCTACAGAACCCCCCACCGCCGTGAAGTCGTTCATCACCGTGGGGCCGGTCAATGTCGTAGTGCCCGTGACCGACAGATTTTCACTGGCGATGACATTGCCAACGAACGTCGTGGTGCCGGTGATCGTGGTCGAGCCGGCGCTCACCCAGGCCCCGTCGTGATACTCGTAGAGGCCGATCAGAACCAGATCGTAGTAGAGATCGCCCTCTTGCAGCGCGCCGCCGCCTGCGCTGCTCGGGCGCTCGGTGGGGGGAGTGGAAAAGTCGCCCAGGTAGGCCGATCCCGCGATGGTTCCCGAACCCCCGGATATCTCGGTCCAGAGCGTGCCGTTATACTCCTTCAGCACCGATGTGGTGGTGTTGAAATAGAGCATCCCCGTGACCAGCGGGCCGCCTGTGGGCGTCGTGACGGGATCCGATGCCAGAGGGCCGAGATAATACTGCGTGGCCTGCCCGGTGGCCGTGTATAGCGCCAGGATGGTGCCGGCGGTGATGCGGTTGGAGACCGTAGCCCCAGCGCTGAACGCCTCGGGCGTAAAACCCTCCTGCCCCCGGAGCACGGTGAACGTGTTGGCTGACGTGGCCGTGACCTTGCACACTTCGCGCAGCACGGGCGATTGGCTGGTATCCTCCAGCGTAATCATAAAGTATTCGTTGCCCGATATGCTCGGGAACTTCGTCGCATCCGCAACCTGAATTACGATCAGGTCCAGAACATTATTGACGCTATCGAGAAGCGTGCTCGATGCATTATTGTTAAGCAGAAATGTTGGCATAACCTATCCCCGGCGCTGGGATTATGAACACATAGAACTCCACTGTGATCTTGCGCGTGCTCGTGCCCAAAATGGTAGTCTGCACCTGATAGGCGAGCCCTGTCGTGCCTCTACCGATGAACAATTCTATCGCGCTCGAAAGCAAGAACTGGCTCGCGAACACAAGCGGGTTCGTATCGGCCGGCGCGGGACCGATGGGAACCTGCGGAGCCAGCGGGAAATAGGGCAGCGGCCCAGGGTATTGCGAAATGATCTGCGTTATCACGGGCGGGGTATAACTCATCAGCGTCTCACCCGTGTCGATCCAGTTCTCAGCGTCGATGGTGACACGCGATATGTCGGCGCTTTCTTTATTGAGTTGGCCTATGAGCATTTAATACCCCCAGCCTTTGTTCGCGGGCACAAGAAACGCCGGGATATCCTCGGGGATTTCAAACGCAGGCGGATATTGCGGAACGTAGAATATGATCGGCAGGTATCCCGGCCCTGTCGGAAGCACGTTGTCCACCAGTGCAAGCTGGTTGAAAAAGATCGCAGCCGGAAAGAACGTCGGATAGATATACACGTTCGTGTCGAGCGAGCCGTCGCACTCCACACCATTGCACTCTACGCCGTTGGGCTCGAACTCAATCGTCATGGGCTCCAAATACCCCGCGTGTCCCATACGATCTTACAATCGACGCCCCCTACGATCTGCCCGAAACCGACGCCTTGATCGAGATATAGGACCAAAGGCGCAAGCGATCCGGTCACGGAGGTATGGTCCACGATGAGCACGCCCTCCACCGCCGCCGTCGTCGTGATCGAACCGAAGTCGAGCAGGGCGGCGCTTGCGACCCCGCCGCTCGCCGTGAGCGTCGTGAGGTTTGCTGGACCTGCCAGGAGGCTCCCTCCCGGTAGGGAAGCCACCGTCGTGTCAGTCACGAAGTTGGGCGTGTAGGAGGCTCCTACGAGATACGCAGCAAGGGTTTTGCTCGCCCAGGCGTAGCCTGTGCTTAGCATGTCTTGCTGGATGGCTTCGTAGACGCCGCTCAATTTTTATATCGTCCCTTCGCAAAATAGGGGAATATCCAGGCTTGTTGCCCAGAATTAAGCTGCGCCGCCTCTCCACGTGCAAGGTTGATCCCCACTCGAAAACGCTTCATATTGTATTCAGCAAACTGCGGGGACGAATAGGGCTTGCCGGGGTGCCCGAACAATCGTCCCTTAACACCGTTGAGGATTACTTCAAAGAATTGGTTGAACAGGGCTTCCGGGAGCCCATTATCGAAACTGGCTGGTTTAAGGAATGCCTCGACATATCCTTGACGTGTGTTGACCACGCTAGGCCCATTGTCCACCAGAATAGACGGCGGGTAGACCCGAAACCAAACAAGGCCGAATTGTTTGAGGATACCAGCGACAACCATTGAACCCGATTGCGGGTTGAAATCTACCGTTCTTACGTTCGGCCCCATGATGAAGGGGATGTTGATGCGAAAGAACGTGCTACGCAAACAGAATTCTTCAATCGTGTTCCAGAGTTCCATCTGGATCGCGGGATATGTCACCCCCGCCATCGTCGCCTGCACATTGTCATAGATGCGCTCGATGGTGCCTGGGGTCGCGTAATAGGTCGGGTCGGTGGTCATTTCTCCACCACTTTCAACTTCTCGGGTTTCTTCGGGCCGAAGTCTTTGAGCGTGCCCTTCGCGCCGTCACGCAGATATCTTTCAAAAAACACGACTAGGCTCCACCCCCAAGGCATGAGCGGTTCCCTGCGCCGTGCATCACCGTCGCCGCGCAACGAATGGCTTCCAGGCGATTTTGACGGGTTTCCCTGCGGGATTTCTTGCGGGACTTCTTGCTCATGCTTTCGTCTCCAGCATGGCCGAAACAAACTTGTTCATCAGGCTCACGGCCCGGCTATCGTTCGAGAAGGTATCCTCGCGGAGTTCCGCGCGGCCGACGACATACCAGACGAAGCATGTAAAATACTGCTCGTCCAGCGGAAACAGCGTGCCATCGGTCATGTTGGAAGTGGTGAACAAAGGCAACGGCGTGCGAAGCCCATACTGAAGAAACAAATCAGGGCGGATCTTCCGCGCCTCGACCATTGCACCGTTGAAATTATCGACAAGATCCTGGTCGGTGTAACGGTAAAGACCGTTCACCGTGGGCGTCACATCCTGTAGCAACGTGCGCGCCTGGGAGATCACCGTGCCGAGGGTGCGCGTGGTGGTCCCGCTCATATTCTACCACTTCGTTGACGTGGCGAACTTGAGCCACGCCAGCACCCCGCCGATGGCGACCACAAGGGCACCTATCGCCATCCATCCAATATCATGCCACATGCAAGCCTCCCGAGGTTCTGGGCTCCCTACCAGTAGGGAGCCCCTACCCTACGAGACTAGGACGTGCCGCGCACCGCGTATAGCTGCGCGAGCGCCACGCCGTCGATTACCTCGCTGCCGTAGACCTGAAGGCCACGCAGCAAGGTGCCGAAGGTCTGCTCGGAACGCAGGGTCTCGATCTTGCTGATCTGCGACGCGAAGGTAAGCCCGTGCGGATGGCCGGCGAAGATGTAGAACGACTTGTTCGAGCCCTCGGTCGCCGTTGGCAGCAGGTTCGAGGCATAGAGCGTGAAGCGGTCGATCATGCCGATACGCCCGTTGCGCAGCAACGAGACGCCATCGCCCGAGATGGACGCTTCGCGCAGGTCGGACTTCTTGACCATGCCGGCGAACCACGGCGGCACGACAAGCCAGCGCCCGGTCTCGGGGATATTCTGCTCATCGAGCACGGTGCCCAGGTCCACGATGTTGTCGAGCACGGTCGTGCTCTCCACCGTGACCGGCGAGCCGGTCGCCCCAAGCACGAAATCGCCCGAGATTACGCCGGCCGTATTGCCCTGGTTCGCGGACGGGATACCGGCGCTGATGGAGGCCAGCACCGCCCGGTCGATGGATATCTTCATCTGCTCGGCGGCGTCGTCGGCCCACATGCTGAGCAGGTTGATATCCGCCTGCAATTGCATCACGTCGTCAAGAATGCAGTTGAAGTAGTTCGCGAAGTCGATGCCCAACTCAACGATGTTCGAGGAAGGGCGCTGAATGGTGAGTGCCTGATCCACGTCATACGCGTTGATCGTGATGGTGGGCTTGGTCCTGATGATGACCGTATCGCCCATGTTCTTGATCTCGCCCTCGTAGTCGGTGTTCGCAATCGCTGCGAGCACCGTGGCGGCGTAGAACTTCTCGATGAGTTTGCCCGACCATATCTGCGGGATAAAAACGCCAGAATAGGCCGGGTTCGCACCCGTGCCACTACCGCCATATGGCGGGGATGCTACCGTGATTGCCATAACTCAAACCCTGGTTTAGCGCACACGTCCCGCTGAAACCGCCCGGTCTATTCTCGCGCTGACCTTAGCCTGTAGGCTCGGGTTGTTACGGTAATATCCCTGCGTGACACGCTGGTAGTGCTGCGCAATCTCTTTTTGCGTAACCCAGCCTTCGTCCAACTCAGCGCCGTCGCCACCGGCCGCAGGGGGTGATCCACCGCCTGTTCCGGGAGCCGCCAGATCCTCCAGGCGAACCGGACCCGCGCCCGCAGGCGTATGGGTAGGTTTCTGCGTGGTAGGCACTGGCGCGGTATGCTCCGCGTCGAATGCTCGAAAGAAATTCGCGACAGTTGTGGCGTCGCCTCTCCCGTATGCGTCGGATAGCAATTTATGCTTCAACACACCAGAGAAATTATCAGGGTATTGCAGCCACTCGACAAAAGCCGGATCACCGTTGGTGACAAGCCACTTGTCGCTGCCCAGGATCCTCGTGATCTGCGCGTTCGTGCGCTCACGCTGCGTTATAGCCTGGGCTTGCTTGGATGATTGGCCTACCTCGGCCAGTTGCGCACGCAGGGCTTCAATCTCGCCCTGCATCTCGGCGCGAGCCTGCCGGCGGGCGGTAGCGATGAAGTCTTCGCCCCAGGTCTTTATGTCATCCTCGCTGGCCGGCGCACCGGGTTTGGGGGCCGGCGGCGCTGCGCGCGCCTGCGCAAGCTGGGCCTCCAGGTCGCGCACGCGCGCCTGGGCGATCTGCGCCTGAGTTTCGGCCGCGCGTGCGCGCTCCGCCAGCACCGGCACTTGGCTATCGAAACGACCCTGTAGCGAACGAAACTTCTGCTCCCAATCCTCGCCCTGGTTCTGCGGCGGGGCAGGGGGTGTAAAAGTAGGGGGTGCGCTGGGCTCGGGCGCGGGCTCCGGTGTGCCATCGTTGGTGGGCGACGGCATGGAGAAAGGCGTGAGGTTCAGCGTGGGAATGTCCCTGCCGTCCGCTGCCTGCCCTGGAACAACCTCGCCTGCCTTGACGCGGGCGACCAAATCCTCGCTCGCGCGGGCGGCCTTGCGCACCGCGTCGGGCACGTGCGGCATATAAGCCGCGTTCGCGTCCTGGCGCGGTGCCTTATTGACGCTACCGCTCATGTCAGCATCTCATGTCCCGGTTCGTCGCCGCTGGCGAACACCGTGGTGGGAAGGGTCGCACGCGGCGTCTTGCCCTTGTGGATTTCCTTCTTGTCCACCTGGGACGGCTTGGCGAGGCGCACGCCGCCAACCAATGCCTGCCACACGTCGCGGAATGCACGAGCGCGAACCTGTGCATGAACGATATGCTCGGGTGCTGCATCGAGCGCCTTGTGCATCTCGTCGTGCACAAAGTCCGAATACCCGGCGAGCAGTTTTTGAAAGTCTGTGCTGTCTTTCAGTCGGCCCAAGGCGAGGACGGCCTCGTTTCCTAGGTTCACGCTCATGCTTGGTCGATATCCTTCGGATAAGATGTGTTGGAGCCTGTGGTGTCCATGGGTCCAGGCCCCATGTCACCTGTCTTGGGATGGCGCTTGATCGAGCCGCCGCGAATGGCGACCGCGCCTGGATGCGATGTGGGATCCATCGAGCCGCCGGCCGAACCGCCCACGCCGTCGCTCGGCGGGGGTGCCAGATATGCAGGCGGTGTCTTGGCGTAGTTGCCCATCATGCGCGGCAAGGGCGCGCTGCCGGTGATGTGCTCGGGAACGCCCATGCCCTTGACGTGAGTGCGTCCTGTCGTTGCTATCTTCGGCAGCGCGACCTTCGCCATGATTTACATTTCTCCCTTGCCGACGCCGGCAATGGCGAAACCGCCGTTGCTGTCGTTCATCGGGTTCATCTTACGGGCGAGGCCGCCCATGTCCACGGAACCGCCCTTGGGGTAGGAACGGGAACTGGAAGTCGGGCCACCACTGGTTGACGGTGGGCCGGCCTTCGTCATCTCCAGCGGCTTGCTGCTCATCTCCTTGGACGAGCCCATGTCCTTCGCGCCGCCCTTTCCGTAGTCTTGCTTGGCGGCGTTCGCGTTTCCCGGCGAACCCGAAATATCCATCGCTTTTGTGCTCACGGCATAACTCCTGGTATGGGTGAATTACTATTCGCGTTTGCCACGTTGTCTGCAAGGGTCGCGGGACCGGGCTGGGGTGGCTGGTTACCCTGCGCGGCTGCGGCGGGGTTTGGCGCTGTCTGGATGTTCGTGCCGCCCGGCGTGCCCGGCGAGCCGGGCGGCGGCGGTGGGGCGCCCTGACCCTGGCCGGCAGCCTGCTGCGCGGCCATCTGCTGCTCGGCCTGCTGCTGCTGTTGCAGATCGTGATCGGTCGGCACGATATCGTCGGGGAGCCCCAGGCCCGACGCCACTGCCCGCAGCACCTTGGCGCGGCCGATCTTGCCCACAATGGGCGCGTCGATGGGGTTGCCCGTAATCTGTAGAAACTGAAGCTGTTTCTGGCGCTCGGTGTCCCGCTGGACGGCGACGTTCACGCCCCTGACCCTGATTTGTTCCTCACCCGTTAACAGGCCGGATTGGTCTGTGAGCATGATAAGATCGTAAAGAGCCTCAAGGCTGGGCTCCATCACATCCATGTCCACGTTGCTCGCCACGGTCTGCATGAGCGCCTGACCGTTGGCCTGGAGTTGCTGGAGACCCGAAGACGTGCGGCCCGCGCCGCCGGCCGCAGAGCCCGTCATGAAGCGGGGGATCGCGCTCACGTCATCCGCAAGGCCCGATACCTGATTATAGACCGCCATGAGTTCCTGGGCGTTGCTCTGCGGCTGGAAGAACGTGATGGGCGGTTTCTGAGTGCCCATCGGATCTTCGGTGATATGCCAGCGCTTCCATGGGAACATCTCGTCGCTGTCTTCGCCCGGCGAAACAACTTCGTCGTTTATGACGACTTGCGGACCCGAGGAAAGGGCCATGTTGTTAACCATCGAACGCAGCGTCGCATTGCAAATTTCCTGGAAGTCTTCAATAAGATCCAAAACAGAGTGTCCATGAACCGTTCCCGGAACCTTCTCGTAGGACGTAATGTAGTATGGATGACGGTTGCGCGGACTCGGGTTGAGTTGCGTCTTGATCGTATAGCGACCAACGATCCATGATTGAACCAAGTAATCCTTGTCCAGATCAGGGATGAGAGAAGCATCCATGCCGTAATTGATAAGATCATAGCCCTGCACCCAACCGTTAAATTCCAGTCCGTCAATGTATTGGCTCTGGTTCCAGTTCGGATCCTCGCGGCCTTCATTGAACGCCTGCTCGGTATCGGGACTATCGAGCCATTCACGCAAACCTCGTGCGTAATCCTGCAACGCGCCTCGTATGGCGTTTTCATCGTATCCGGGAAGCCCGATCAGATCATTCAGGTCTTTCCTGGTAAATCTCTTGCGCTCAAGCATATCGCACTTGTCCACGTGCGACGCGCCAGGCGACCAGTAAATATCAAAGGGCGATACCCTTTCCCAAAACATCTGCGGCACGCGCACCATACGCGGGGTGTTCCCCTGCCATTGCATCGTGGTAGTCATCTTGACCACCGGACCCTTCATGCAGGCGAACGGGAATATGGGTAGATCGGTCAAGAACTGCCCCAGCGCCTCGTAGAACTTCCCCGCGACGAGAATATCCTCGATCTTGTCGGACGCGCTCTTGGACTGCTCCATGGCGTTCTCGCGCGCCGCCTGCTGCGCCGCCCGTTCGAGTTCCACCTTGCGCATCTGGATGGCGCTCTGGGTGAGCGGCTGGCCGCCCTGCTGGGCATTGGCGACTTCCACGCTCACGAGTTTCGCGATGCTCGCCATCACGTCGGGCGGCACGTCGGGGTCTGGCTGGGGCTCGATATCCCATGGGCGTTCGGGGCTCAGGTAGATCGAGCGGAGCATGCTGGTGGCTGACCGGCACTTGGTCGCGCCCAGCCGGGAATACACGATGGACCCGCCGAACTGGTTGATTTGCCCTAGCTTCTCCGGGTCATACTTGCCCTCGAACATGCGCTGGGCGCGCAGAAGGCGCTGGTTAAGCGGATCCTGGCCCTGGTTGCGGTTGTTCCTGAATATCGTCCAAAGATTGCGAATATACGCGCCAATATCGGGCACGGGCGGCGTGCGGTAGTTGGCGGTGCCCTCCTGCTCCTGCCGGCGTGCTTCGTCCTGGCGGTCGAGTTCGGACCCCGAAACGAGGCGCAAGAGCCCCCTGCCCGTCGAGCCGCCAACGGTGCCGCCCTGGTTTATGCCCTGCGCCGGCCCTGGATTGGGCAGCGCGCTGGTGGGCAGCGCTCCCGGCGCGCGGGCGCTGGAGTATGACGCATTCATCGTGCCGGGGATAGCGTTGGGCATGTCTGTGTAATATATGATATTTTAGACAGGAGCAACGATTTGATGCGGGACGGTTAACACATGAGCGGAAACCTCGTTCTACAGGCCAGTGACTTGCCCCTGGACCTTCTCGCCACCGATCTCGCCCGAAAATTATATACGCCACAAGAGATTGCTGAAAGATACTCCACGGACCTTAATACTATATGGGAACTTCTTCAGCGTCCCGAATACTATAAGTTAGTCAAGCAACGTCAGGCAGCTTGGTTGTCCAGCGCCAATACGGGCGAGCGCGCCCGCCTCCTGGCCCAGATCACCAAGATCGAAAGTCTCCCCCTGATGTTCGGCATCATCTCGGATCCCAAGGCCCCCACGCAAACCCGTGTGGACGCCTACAAGGCGGTGGACAGGGGCTCGGAAGACCCCGCCGCGCTGAACGGCGCAGGGGCCACGGGACGCGGTTTCCAGGTGGTCATCAACCTGGGCGAAAACCATGCTCCCATGACTATCGAGGGTCGCGTGCCACCCGACCCCACCTTCCTTCCCGGTAGGGAAGACGAGGAAGACGACGCGTGAGTTTCCTCTCGCCGGCCGGGATAACCCCTGAAGACCCCGCAGGGCTTGATGACGGTATATTACGCTACACCCCGCCGCGCACGGTGCGCGACTTCATGCTCGACCATGAAAACATGGTCAGGGTCATCGTGGGACCGCTGGGCTCGGGCAAGTCCATGGGATGTATCATGGAACTGCTCAGGCGGGCGCGCGAGCAGGCACCCGACCGGGCCGGCATGCGCAAGACGCGCTTTGCGATTGTTCGTAATACCGCACAGCAGCTTCGGCAAACCGTATTGGCGGATATCAATGAACATCTCGGACCCATCGTCAAATTTTTTGTTACCGACAGCACAGTGCAGATCCGGGTGCCTCTACCGGATGGAACCTTCATGCATTCAGACTGGATGCTTATTCCGCTCGACACGCCACAGGACGTTAGACGACTATTATCCCTCCAGCTTACAGGCGCGTGGATCAATGAGGTTCGCGAAGTTCCTTTTGATATTATTAGCGGCCTCCTTGGCCGTCTCGGACGCTATCCTTCTGCTCTTAGAGGCGGTCCTACGTGGTTCGGGCTCATAGCCGACACGAACCCCTGGGACACGGATAGTCCATATCATGACGCACTTGTATTAAACCCTGTCAAGCGCTGGAAACTTTATCATCAGCCCTCGGGCATCGGTCCCGACGCGGAGAATATCCCTAACCTTCCCGACAACTACTACGAAAATCTTGTCACGGGCCGCAACGAGGATTGGGTAAATGTTCACGTTGAAAGCCAGTGGGGCACGTCCAACGCGGGGCAGGCGGTATTTCGTAGATCGTTCAAGGCTGACCGGCATGTGGTGGACAAGGAAGTTCTTGTTAACCCCATGCGGCCCCTGATGTTAGCGTTCGACTTCGGGCGAACACCGTCTTGCCTAATTACTCAGACCGATGTTCTCGGCCGTCTCCTGATCTTCGAGGAAATAGTCACGGAGGACATGGGGCTATACATGATGGTCAAGGAGCGTGTGCTTCCCAGGCTGCAAACCTATCCATATGCAGGTCGGCGGATATTCGCTATCTGCGATCCGGCGGGTAATCAGAAATCCTCCCTCTCGGAAGAAAACGCCTTTGACGCGCTCAAGAATTGCGGGCTTATGGCTTATGCCGCCAGCACAAACGACATAGACCCACGCCTGCGCGCCGTTGAAAAGATGCTTCGGGAGGATGTGCAAGGCACACCCGCAATCCAGATTTACCGACAAGGGTGCCCCACTCTCATCATGGCACTCGGAAACAAGTATAGATACAAGAAGAAAAAAGACGGGCAACTCGAAGAAACGCCCGAGAAACTACACCCGTGGAGCGACGTGGCCGACTGCCTGCAATACGCCTGCCTGGGTGCCCAGGTGAATATCACGGGCAGGGTGATCGCGAAAGAGAGCAGGCGCGCCCACGCGGGACGCGCCATGCCTGCGGGGGCCTGGACTTAGACCCTTACGATGCCTGGGCGGGCACCGCGTCCTCGTGCGCCGAACTTACGTCCCTGGGCGCTGGGTCGTCGTGCTCGTCGCGCGGCTCGGCGGCGCTCGTGGGCTGCGTGTCGCTGGGCTTGTCGGCCACGGGACGGTGCGTCATTGGAGGCTGGCTCGCCCGGCTGGGTGGGGTGGACGGTGGCGGCGTGGGCCTGAACGTGGGCATGCCGCTGGGCGGCTTGGCGTCCGCGCCTGCGGCCCTGCGGGCGTCTATGGCGCGCTGGACCGGGTTGGTGGGGGGCCGCGCGCTCTCCGGTGCCGCCGGATGCGCCGTCGCGTCGGGGATGGCGGTGTTCGTCTCGGGCGTCGCGCCGCGCGCGGCGCGGTTCTGCTGTTCCTCGGTGCCGAACTTGGTGGTCTTGGTAGCCGGCGTGGGAACATAGGATTGCTGCGCGATGGGGCTCGCCGCGATGGCCGCCTGTTTCTTCTCCCGCAGCGCCGCCAGATGGCCGGCGGTCGCCTGGATCCCCTGGAGGCCCACCGTGCCGTCATCCTCGTCGGTGCGCTCGAACACCGGGTTGATGCCCATGCGATCCTGCGCCGGGTCGTAGGCCACGGGCTTGCTCGAACCGCCCCGGAGCGACGGGACGGCGATCTTCTCGGGTGCCGCCCGGCCGGGGTTGGCGGAGAGCGCGCTCGGGGTTTCACGGCGCGCGGGAGGGGTGGATGCAGCGGATGAAGTCTCGGACATAATGTTTTCTTTGGGGCGTGCCGCCCCAAACCCCTGCCATACCTCTTTGCCGGCCCATGCCAGCGGAGCCTATGGTTGAGAAGCGTTTAAGCTATGTGCGGAGGTTTGGGGGCTGCAAGCCCCCATCGTCGCACAGAACTCTCGAACCAGAAGAACCTTACGCGCTTTTGGTTCGCTTTGCACGCGCACGCGGGGGTTTGGGTGCGGGCGTGGGTTTACTCACCCGGTTGATGCTCCGGTCGATATCCTTGTCTTTACGCTGAAGATACATCTTCGCGTGTGCCTTGAGCGCGTCGCGCATGAACGTGCTCATCGTGATTTTGTTGTCCTCGCAGATGCGATCAAAAATCTGTTTGACACCTAACGGAACTCTGAAAGTGAGCACCACGGTGAGGTTGGGATCGTTGGCGATGGGTAAGGGTGTAGAGCCTGTCATAGTATTACGTCAGGGGCGTGCCGCCCCTAAAACCCCTGCATATTGTTGCATGATTTATGTAATACATATCCGCCCGCCGATCAAGAACATGTGCAGGGGCTTGGGGCGGCACGCCCCAACAAAAATAAAAGGGCCTAGCTTGATACCTTCGTCGTCATCCCCATGACAACCGAGAAGATATGTCAGCTAGGCCCTTTTACAACCACGGCTCCGCCGAACCGCAACCTTGGCATCCGTCCCCATCAAAGAACAGACACGCCTCATTATGTGCCTCGAATGTAAAAATCAAGAGTTAGTTTTAAGGATCGTTTCTCTCATCTGCGTGATACCGCGATGTAGACCCCCATCACGGTCGCCAGGATCCCGACAACCGTAAGCGTGACGGTGATGAGCGCGGAACGTGCCTTGGATGCTCCCTCGGCGTTGCTGAGCGCGTCGCGCATGGTGTTGATCGCGCGGGTCAGGGCCTCGATCTTGGCGTTCTGCGTCGCGTCCATGGTCGCCACGATCATCCTGCCGGCCTCGATCTGATAATGCGCGCCTTTGAGTTTTTCATCCATCAGCCGGGTTACCGTGGTCTCCAGGCGGTCCATGCCTGTCGGCACCTGACGCACATCGGCGTCGATCTTGTCGCTCGCCTTGACGATGGCGGTGATGGTCGCGTTGGCGGTGATGGTCGCGTTGGCGGTGATGGTCGCGTTGGCGGTGATGGTCGCGTTGGCGGTGATGGTCGCGTTGGCGGTGATGGTCGCGTTGGTCGCGGAGGCATGGGCTTCGAGGGACGCGACCCGCCGGGCCAGATTGTTTTCATCAACGCCAGGGGGCGGCACGCCCCTATCGTAAACATGGGTAACTATCGCTCATCCCCGCTGTATCTCATACTTCGACAATCCTGCAATTGTCCAAGTGTCTGCTCGGGCGAGAACATGCTCATGCTCACCGGATACCTATACGATACTATGAAGGCTTCCTCGAACACGTGAACGAGTAGAATAATCAGGCCCATCACTACTGCGCCGATCAAGTAATGTTTGACGGCATACAGGCTCCAGTCCCGAAAGATGCTCACCCCGATAGCTTTGAACATGGCACCGTTACTCCCTGTTACTTCCCGACATGGATTGATGATGCGACGGTGAGGATAACGTCAACGCCCTTGAGCGCCAGCGCGAGGCCCATGCCTCCCAGGATATAACGAACGACGTTCGTGAGCGTGGTTGCACGCTGCTCACGCGCTCTTGCCGCCTTTTCCCTGAACTCTCTCGCATCCTTGATAAGCCCTGCCAACTCGACCTGGGTTGCCCATGGTATCTCGGCGTTGTCGGGATCCAGGCCCAGGAGGGTGTTGATCGCCCTATATACTCTAAGTTGCCGATGAAATATATACCATAAACGATCATCGGTGCTCATGTTCGCGAAGTCATTCGCGATTTGGTTCATATCCTGAAGTTTGTTTTTGTTATTGAGACTGCCTCGAACATTTGAGATTTTTGAGGCTTTCGAGGGCTTCACACTCTCGCGTTCGTCTGCGTTTTCTTCAGGGACTTCTTCAGGGCCTTCCGCTTCTTTTTCCATGTTTTCTTTGGGGCACGCCGCCCCAATCCCCTGCACATGCACAACCTATGGTAGCTTATATTAAGATGTGCGGGGGTGTTAGGGGGCATGAGCCCCCTTATTTAGTTTTCGACGCGAGCACCGCTTTCTGTGTGGCTGTGCTGCCGGCGACGCCGTTCACCTTCTCGACCGTCCTATAAGCGCCCAAGCCAAGCATGGGCACCACGAGCGCGGTCACGCCCGAGGCGTCGAAGGTGGGTAGTGTGATCTTGGAGCCGGCCAGGGTCGCGAAAAAAGCAAAGATGGGACCGAGGATGAAGGTCCAGGCCAAAGCCGCTCCGCACACCCATCCGATGAAGGGCCGCCAGCCCGAGACGAATATGCTCTCGTTGCCGGCCTCCGTCTTGTCTATGTCGGCCTGGGCGGCTTCCATGGCGGCGTCGGCCTGGATCATGGCCTCCTGGAGTTGCTGGGCGGCCTGGGCCTTCTGGGTCGGGTCCGGAATGAAGTCGAGAACTTTTTGAAGCACGGGGCCGATGAGGGTGGATATCCCGCCTGTGAGCGCGGAGAGTATCGTTCCTGACATAATATAACTCCTAGTTGTCGTTGGTCGGTAGCTTTTTATATAGACTATCTAAGGTGATTTCTGGAGCAATATCTTCGTCCACACCTTTGAACACAAGAGCCTGCATCTCCGTGCTCTGGGGGTCGATGCCTCCCTTCATCACGAGATGCGCCTCAAGAGCGTTGATCCATTTTCGTTTCATGCGGATCTTGGCGTCCCGGCGATACTGTATGGCACCTTCATCCATGTCGTAAAGGTCACACAGTATCCAGCACAGGGCTTGCACGTCGGCTATTTCTTCTCGAATACGATCACGGTTCGTATCCTCGGGATCATCAGTATGTTCGTGGTGGAGGCCACCCTGGATAATCGCCCGGCATATCGCGCTGACGAGTTCTCCTAGTTCTTCGCCCAGCTTCCCCAGGACCGCCAACTCGACCTGTTGCGTGAGGGGTTTCCATATTGATGGGATCGCTAAGGAAATATCTTCTGTCTTCATGTAATACATAACCTTTTTTCAGGGTGGGGAATTTTTGGAGATCGGGTGTCGCCACGCTTCTGGTCCTTAGCTCTGCGGTCCAACCAGTTACGGTTCCGGGAAAATGCCATAGCCTTCGACGTGGCGACGGGGGTATATTATCGAAGTCTCTTTGTAACACAAGGGGTTTTTATAGCCCGGTCGTATGGGAGGACAGGCTAAGCAGGGGCCACGCGCGTGCCCGCCCTGTCCAGCATCCCCCGCCGGGGGCGGGTCCGTATGGGTGTCTGAAAGGCCAAAAGAGCATCCCTCCCGGTAGGGAAGGCTTAGGTTAATACATTCGCTCTAGGGTGAAGGCAGTGACCTAGTGATACCTGCCTCGGATGAAGCCCCCACGAGAGACTAGGGGCGACATGCAGCCTTTAGAGGCACGGCGGACGAACCACGAGGGGGACGCGCGGGCTGCCTGCCACGAAACCAAGCGAAACGACACGCAGACCACGTGTGAAAAGGGTGCTCTATTGACCCAAATTATGCACGTTGCTCGGTAAGTGCGGAGAAGGCCATTGTTATGAGCCCGCACGCCCCACAAGCAACGCGTATAATGGCCGGCCGTTACCATCGGCACACGCGGTCCCTGCGGAGTAAGTCTAGCCTTGCGTGACCTTTCAGTGGGAGCGTTACAAGGTATGGCGAAGAATTAGGCGCTATCATTGGCGCTAAGGTCTAGCAAGCCACAATGATAATCATACCTAACGCGGCCTAGCTTGCCTGTCTGTGCATAGAAGGCGATTTGATATCTGCATGCACGACACAGCAAGCTAGGTCAGAGGGGTTTATCCCTTTCCTTACCTGTAGGGATAAACGCTGGTTTCTCCACCACGCAATCTCGCGTGGATTTTGATTGTATGATGGAGACACCACTATGAGCGATACACAAGCTAACGCGCGGATCGAAAAGATCGCATCCTTCATTAACGGCGTTGCCTACAAGGCAATGGGCGCGATGGAGAATACCAAGACCGTTCGCGACACAGCCAAGGCTGCGGTCAAGGCGGCGAATGACAGCGAGTTTTCGACGCGTGATAGCTTGCTGGTAGAGTGTGCTAAGGCGAGCGTGCAAGGCGACTGGACAGAGGCGGAAATCAATTCCGCCGCTGCCAAAGTCCTCGCGTCCTGCAACGCCGAAGGCAAGGTTAAGAAGACCCTGCAAAACGTCACGTCCGAGTTGAAGGCTGCAATGCATCCGAACGCTCGCGCGTATGTCAGCAATCTTCTGGAACTCGCCACGACGGCGTTTACGGAAGAAGAAGAAGAAAACGCCAAGGCGGATAAGGATCTTCCTACTCCGCTGAAACTCGCTTTCTCTCGCCGCTACACACTTTTCCTGGAACTGATCCGTGAGGCCAAGAATGAACTCCGCGTCTATACGACGCGTCAGGAACTTCTTGCCTTCGCAGCGTTCAACGATCCGCGTTTCGACGCCAAACTTCTGCACAAGCGTCTTACGCGTGTCGTGGATGACCTGAAAGCGTTCTACAACGATTGTCCAGTGGACGCCGTTGCGAACGTGCAAGCTGAGATCACAAGCGTTACTGAAGCCATGATCTCAGCCGCGATCAAATCCAAGCCCAGCAAGCCAGTGTTGGCGTTCGTTCATCCGAACGCCGCTCCTAAGACTATCGAGGCGCCTGCGCCTGCCGCTCCTACGCTTACCTTGCCTAAGGCTCCCGTGAACGCGGGCACGCCTCGTCCGCCGGCCAAGCCCAAAGCCCAGGTCGTGGGCGACAGCATGAGCGTGCTGAACAAGCTGGTGGCGTAAGCCACCAGCCCTCCCCTACAATTCCCTACTGGTAAGGAAAGCGGCGCATATCATACATACCAACGTTAAGGTGTGTATGATATGCGCCGCTTTTTTTTGTGTAAGATATAGGAGATAACTATGGATTTTGAAGTCAAAGTGCTACGCGCCAATGGCAGTGTCCGTTTCTCTGAGGAATATCCCTCATGGATGGACGCAATCGAGCGCGCCCGCAATGTCGCCAACGACAATGGGTATGACGTGAGGGTGTATTCTGCAAAGGTATTAACCGCACGTTGGGTGCAGGGGAAAAGGGTTTTTAGGGTTTAGCTAATTCCCTACCAGTAAGGACGAGATCGAATGTAACATTTCGCTCTCGTCCTAATTCTAAATTATTAACCTAATTATCCCTAATATATCGGATGATTAGGCCAATAATTTACCTGTGATATCTTAAAATCGTTTCAAAAACGTAATTACGTCAAATTTCAAACCCGAAAAACGGGGTTGAAATTGCCCCGGCACAAAAGCGGGCGCGAAACCGATCTCGAAAACCCACTGAAGAATATATACTTTTAAGAATTAAATTTATAGTAGTATCAAGTTTTTTCAAACATGACTTCCGGCGACGATAATTCCACAGTAAAAAAAAGTGGAACTTTGTTCGATCTCCCCTTCCTGCCGACCTTGCTCTCCTCTCCTCAAATCGTGATACGGCACGAAATCTAAGAGATAAGCCATTGTTATCCCCAGGTTTTTCAAACCGATTTTGCGCCAATTTCGTGCTTTTTCGGCGTTCCGTATCATGTTTTCGTGCTTGATACGGTTTTTGCAACGAACTTTTGGCGACCCCTTGACCCCAAGGGGTTAAAAGGTGTATTACGCTACACCTTCCTTTCCCTACCTGTCGGGAACCGCCGGCATCCAGCCGGCAACAGGAAGGTTCGGGAATTTTGGATCGGAGCGCGCGCACATCATGCCATGGCCCACGAAAAAACAAACCCAAGCCGTTGCCCTTGTATCGGTCGAGACTTCTTTCCCTACTGGTCGGGAAATCAAAGAAACAACGATATATGCGGAGGATTTGGGAACCTGCGGTTCCCAACAAATGATCGAATATGATAATTATGGTCGCGTCATTAAAATCGACAACGTTCCTGTGCCTATCAGGCAGGAACACGCGATCAACCCGATGCCACCTGAGATCGTTATATTACCTACAGACAATCTCAACAAAGCCACGTCGGGTGCGCCGCCGAAACCACCCAAGCGCAAATACAAACCTCGCAAGAAAGTCACGACTAAAGAGGTAATCAAAAAACGCCATCAATGGCGTTGGGGAATACCTGAGACCTCCCAAAAGGTCGAGAGGTATATAAGCACGGGCGGCTTCGAGGTTTATGCGTTCGATATAAAATCCGCAGCCAAAATGATCGCTGGCCAGATAGCGAAACACATATTCGGACCCGTGTGCTATTATCGCCAGTGCCGCGTCACGCCAAGACAACCGAAAGACAAGACCCTGGCTCAATTTCGCGTTTTGTTAGGCGCGGGGCTGGGGGCAAAAATAAAGGGCGTTCAACGCGAATATGAGATCAGCGTAGTATTTCGGATAAGACACATATCCGATACTGAGCCTAAGATACCTTTACACCTATTAAAACGATAGGGGCGTGCCGCCCCTATAACCCCTGCACATATAAGCGTGACAAGGTTAATCATTCCCTACTGGTCGGGAATGAGTGAAAGGAGATAAACCACCATGGAAGCTTTCGAGAAAACCCGCGCACTTCGAGAGATGGCGCGCACCACGGATACGCATACTCTTTTTCGCGAATTGATCTTTCTCACACACCGGGGCGCACGGCGCGAGGGAGGCAACAACATATTCGGGTGTAGGCTGGCTGCGATCTACCGCGCGGAGCTATTACGCCGCATATCCATACTCGATGATCTCTACGTGACACCGCCCGTGCCGCGTCATATCGTCACGAACGGCACGAACGGCACGAACGGCACGAACGGACAGGACCATATTATCGGCACGGTCGAGGACATTTAGGAGGACATTTAGGAGGACATTTAGGATGAACAAACCAAAACGTCTTGCGCATA